TTACAAGCCTGGAGCGTCGAACTGCGCGAACCTCACGACCTCCTCCCCGATCATCTCATTAACCTGCTGCAGGCGCGTCTGCATTGGCGCGAGTTCCAAGCTTGCCCAGACCGCTGCTGCGTCGCTAATGGATCCGAACCCACCAGCGTTCTGCGGCACCACCCCCATCAGCTGCGGATAGACCCGCAGGCCGGCGAGCTGGTCGTCGCGGCTGATGTTCTTGATTGAGCCGAACTCGTCCTTGGCCGCCACCTCGCTGACCGGAATCAGTTGGATCCCCTCCTTCTTCCCGTTCGGCGCGTAGACGAACAGGTTGCGGAAATTGCCAGGCCCCTTCGCGGTCTTCAGCGCCGTGCGCAGCGCGTCGATGTCTTCCTCATTCTGTGCGGCGTCGGTCATGTAGAGGATGAAGCCGGCGTGGCTGCCGTTGTTGTAGTACTTACGCCGGAACAGCGTGGCCGACTCGTTCAGCAGGGCGCTCTGTAGGGCGCAGAACCACTCCGGCACTCCGTAGATTTCCTGATTGATGTCGGCCTCGCGCAGTTGGATCACGCTGCCCTTCTCGAATTCGTGCTCATCCTTCCAGCTGCGCACCTGGTAGAACGTCTCCAGATCGGTGCCGCGGCGCATGTACTTGGCCAGCGGCGCCTGCAGCGGCATCCGCGTACCCAGGCGAGAACGAGGCTGCTCGAGGTATGCCGAGCCAAATGTCAGCCAGTCCAGGGAGAACTGCTCGAACGTCGCCCGGCTGAGCAGGCGGTGCGGGATGAAGGTCTTGGCCAGCATGTTGCGCTTGAACTTCAGGCCCGACTGCAGATAAACGCTCGACCCCACCGACTTGGCCAGCCCCTCCATAGACAGCGGCGGCTCGTACCACCGCCCGTTCGGCCAGCACTCGAGATAGTCGAGGATGCCCCGGCCGTCGAGCACCGGCATCGGATCACCGAAGGTGAAGGCCTCGGCACGGCCACCCTGGCGCGGGATGAACTCGCCTTCCTGGGCGGACTGGACTGTAACTGGCTGCTGGCGGCGGTGGCTGCGACGTTTGCTCATCCGAAAATCTCCATGCGGCCGGTATTCGCGGGGGTCTGCCCCTCGAGCGGCTCGTTTTGCAATGCGTGGAATAGCGCCCAGGCCAGATCGGCGTGGCCGGTGTTGTCGTTGCGGCCGGCGGTATAGGTGAACTGGCGCCCACCGGCCGTGATGGTCTTGCGGATAGCCATCAGCGCCTGGGCCAGGTCGGTCCAGCCGGCGTCGAATTCGAGGCGGCCGTTCTTGATCACTGACCAGGCCTTCATGACCAACTGCGTCTTCACCTCGGGCGAGTAGCTGAAGGTGCGCACCCCCGGGAAGAACTGGCGCACCAGCTGCGCGACGCCAGAGCCCATGCCGGTGGTGTCGACGCCGATGTAGGTGACCCAGTAGCGCTGGGTCACCTTGCGGATGAACTCGGCCTGTTCGGCGAAGTCCTTGCCGCGGAATTGATGGCGCTCCAGCACGCGGAACTTGCCGCCCGGTACCGCCGGAGGCGCCACCACCACCAGACCCGCGGTGTCGCCCGTCTCGGCGGGGTCATAGCCCAGCCACACCTGGCGATCACCGAACGGCCGCAGCGCGAACGGCTTGTAGTCCTCCGACCACAGGTCCCAGCTATCGACCATGCACGGCTGCAGCATGGTCAACGGGAAAATGCTCGCGCCGTCGTCGACGAACTGGCACATCAGCAGGTTCTGGAAAGCCTCGGCGTCGTACTCGAGACGCAGCTCGTCGATGTCGAACAGATCGCAGCCACGGGCCTCGGCATCGAGGATGGTGACGATCTGGCGCCAGATGCGGTCCTCGCACAGTCGCCCTTGCTGCAGGGCGTCATGACTTACGTCGATCTTGATGCGATCGGCGGCCGGCTTGCCCTTGTTGAAGCGCTCGCCAGTCCAGAATGTGTAGGCCTCATGCGCCATCGAACTGGGCGTCGAGAAGTAGGTCCGGCGGTAGCGCTTCTGCATCGCCATACCGCTGGCGACCTTGTTCAGCTCCTTGAACTTGAACGTCCAGAAGAACTCGTCGAAGTAGAAGTTGCCGTGGTAGCCCTGGGCAGTCCGCGCGTTGGTGCCGAGGAAGTGCAATTCCGCGCCGTTCGGCAGGATGATCGGGTCGCCCTTCAGTTCGACACCTACCGCATCGCGCGCGAAGGCCTGGATATACGCCTTGAAGATGTGCGCTTGGGCCTTGCTGGCCGACAGGAATATCTGGTTGCGCCCCGTTTCCAGCGCGTCGATCAGCGCCTCGCGGGCGAAGTAGAACGTGGCGCCGATCTGCCGCGACTTGAGAATCACGCGGGTTCGCTGATTACCCGCGCGGTACCAGTCTTTCTGGTAGTCGAAGCAACCGTCGAGGAAGGCCTCGACCAGTTTCTCGGTCAGTTCCTCACTGATGTCGTTGCGCTTCGGCTTGCGCTTGGGACCTTCGTTACGCTTGGCAAGCTCGGGGTTCAGGTCGGTTTCCGTACCACCGCCCTGGTAGCGCTGGATCCGCGCCTGGCGCTCAAGCTGCCGATGCAGCAGGTCGATTTCCTTGTAGTCACCGCCGGTCTTGCCGTCCTTCAGGATCAACTGAACCAACCGGGCTTCCAGGGCGCCCCCGATCCGTTCTACGCTGTCGGCCCGGTCCCATCCGTCGCGGTCCTTCCATGAGTGAAGGGTCTTGTCCTTCTCGCCCAGGTGGTCGGCGATGTCGCAGACACGCCAGCCCATCCAGTACAGGAATTTGGCCTGGCGGCGGTTGTCACGGATGGGAATTTCGACGGCAGCGTTCATGGCGCAGATGCTGCCGCCCACCCTCGCCCCTCAGTAGCGCCGCCCCTTGTAGCTCCGCGCCCTACAATCCCGCTTGATTGCTGGGCCGCGCGCGCGTCCCGAACATGCCCCTCATTGCCATGCACCCCGCATCAGCCGCATTGAGGACTCCCGGCATGAAGAAATTCCGCAGCAAATGGTTCCGCATCGCCGTCGAAGGGGCGACCACGGACGGCCGCAACATCGAGCGCGACTGGATCGAGCAGATGGCCGCGCAGTACGACCCGAACACCTACGGCGCGCGGATCAACTGCGAGCACATCAAGTGGGCCTGGCCGGCTGGTGAGTTCGGCGCCTATGGCGACGTGCTGGCGTGCAAGGCGGAAGAGATCGACATCAACGGGCAGAAGAAGCTGGCCCTCTTCGCCCAACTGGAGCCCAACCAGGCGCTGCTGGAACTGAACAAGCAGCGGCAGAAGGTCTACACCTCGGTCGAGATCGATCCCAAGTTCGCCGACACCGGCAAGGCCTACTTGGTCGGCCTGGCCATCACCGACTCCCCCGCCAGCCTGGGTACCGAGGCGCTCTCCTTCAGCGCCAAGAACGGGACCCTCGCCAGCCGCAAGACCAATCCCGACACCCTGTTCAGCGCTGCCGAAGAGGGCACCCTCGAGTTCGAGGAATACGAGGACAAGCCCTCGGTCGGCGCAGCGCTGTTCACCAAGGTCAAGGAACTGCTCAAGGGCAAGGAAGCCCGCACCCAAGCCGAGTTCGGCCAGGTCGGCGAGGCCGTCGAAGCGATCGCCGAGCACAGCCGCGACCTGGGTGAGCAACTCGGCGAGCAGAAGAAGCAGACCCAGCAACTGGCCAGCCAGTTGGACAAGGTCACCAAGGAACTGGCGGACCTCAAGAGCACCCTCGATAGCACCCGGGACCACAGCCAACAGCAGCGGCCCCCGGTCACCGGTGGCGGCAGTGTCGCCCTGACCGACTGCTAACCGTCCCCCGCCCCGGTATCCAAAGGAAAAGCACCATGCGCAACGAAACCCGCAAACAGTTCGACGCCTACCTGGCGCAGCTCGCCAAGCTCAACGGCGTGAACTCCGCCGTCCAGACCTTCGCCGTCGAGCCGAGTGTCCAGCAGAAGCTGGAGCAACGTATTCAGGAGTCCAGCGAGTTCCTGAAGCAGATCAACGTCTACGGCGTCGACGAGCTGCAGGGCGAGAAGATCGGCATCGGCGTCAGCGGCACCATCGCCAGCCGTACCGATACCACTGGCGACGGTGTACGCAAGCCGCGCGACGTGTCCGCGCTCGACAACCAGCGTTACGAGTGCAAGCACACCGACTTCGACACCGCAATCACCTACGCCATGCTCGACGCCTGGGCCAAGTTCCCCGAGTTCCAGGCCCTGCTGCGCGACGCGATCCTCAAGCGCCAGGCCCTCGACCGCCTGATGATCGGCTTCAACGGCACCAGCGCCGCGGCTACCACCAACCGCGCCGCCAACCCGCTGCTGCAGGACGTGAACATTGGCTGGTTCCAGCAGTACCGCAACAACGCTCCGGCACGGGTACTGAAGGAAGGGAAGACCACCGGCAAGGTGGTAGTCGGCAACGGCGCCGACGCCGACTACAAGAACCTCGACGCCCTGGTGTTCGACGTGGTCAGCAGCCTGATCGATCCCTGGCACCGCCGTGACCCGGGCCTGGTGGTGATCCTCGGCCGCGAGCTGGTCCACGACAAGTACTTCCCGATGGTGAACAAGGACCAGCCGGCAACCGAGAAGATCGCCACCGACCTCATCCTGTCGCAGAAGCGCATGGGCGGCCTGCCGCCGGTGGAAGTGCCCTACGTGCCCGAGAAGGGCCTCATGGTCACCACCCTGAAGAACCTGTCGCTCTACTGGCAGATCGGCGGTCGCCGCCGCTACCTGAAGGAGGTACCGGAGAAGAACCGCATCGAGAACTACGAGTCCAGCAACGACGCCTACGTCGTCGAGGACTACGGCCTCGGCTGCCTGGTCGAGAACATCGAAGTCGCGGAGTAGATGACATGGCCTTCAGTCCCGCCAAGGCGCACTTCCTGCGCGTGACCGCCGCTCAAGAGGCGGCGGCCACTGCCCCGCACCAGGGCATGGAAGGCGCGAACGCCTATGAGCTGCAGCTCGCCCAGCTGTATCAGGATCGCAGCCGCCTGAAGAACATCCAATCCGACGAAGGCAAGGCAGCGCTCAAGGTCGAGCTGCTGCCGGTCTACCAGCCGTACATTTCCGGCGTGCTGCAGGCCGGCAAGGGCGCCCAGGACGAGGTGGTCACCACCGTCATGCTCTGGCGCATCGATGCCGGCGATTACGCCGGCGCCCTGGACATCGCCGACTACGTGCTCGCACACGACCTGGTCATGCCCGACCGCTTCGCGCGTACCGCCGGCTGCGTCATCGCCGAAGAGATCGCCGAGGCCGCGCTCAAGGCACAGAAGACCGGCGGCAGTTTCGACCTTGCGACCTTGCATCGCACCCTCCTGCTCACCGACCAGGCCGACATGCCCGACGAAGCCCGCGCGAAGCTCTACCTCGCCGCCGGCCATGCCACTCTGGAAGGACTTTCTGTAGAGAGCCCCGGCCAACCCGGGCAGGTGCAAGCCGGCATCGATCTGCTCAAGCGCGCGATCCAACTGCACGACAAGTGCGGCGGGAAGAAGGATTTGGAGGCCGCCGAACGGCTCCAGAAGAAACTGACCGCCTCTGGCGGTTGACCGAGCGTACCCCGCGCCCCGCCGGCTCGGGGCCGATCTGCCAGGTCCTCTCCTTCCTGAGCAGTGACGCCCCGACCACCGGCGACCTCAAGCGAGCAGCAGCATGAGCGGATTCATCGCCAACGGCCCGGTCCCAGCCGGGCACATCAACAGCGATCCCTTCTGGCCCACCATCGAGCTCGAGCATGTGCGCGCGAACCTGCGCATCGACTCCAGCGTCGATCCAGCGCGCCTCGAAGTTGCGGTCATTGCCGCGGTGATCAGCGTCAACCGCGAGCTGCGGGCCTGGCGCCTTGAGAAGATCGCGGCCGGCTATGCCGAACTCGCCCAGGTGCCGTCCGACAAGGTGCGGGATACCTCCGAACTGGTGCAGCTGTATCTGCGCGCAGTGCAGTCTGCCACCGCCGCCGAAGTGGCCGAGCGCTACCGCTGGTACGACACCACCACCAGCGGCAACGACAAGGCCCAGGACATCGCAACCACCATCGACGACTACCGCCGCGACCAGCGCTGGGCGATCCGCGACTTTCTCAAGCGTCCCCGCACGACGGTGGAGCTGATCTGATGAACGAGCCAAAGATCATCGACTGGAACGAAATTTCCCGTTTGGGGCTTCTGGAACGCATCAACCGGGAAATCATGCACCCGCTCGGCTATGCCGTGTGCCGCGAGGTAGAAACCGGTCGCTCCCCAGGCGCGCTCGTCTCGGACGACGGCCCGTTCGTTTATCCCGATCAGCTCAAGCACCAGGAGTGCAACTAATGGCCACCGTGATCGCTAACCAGAGCGACACCGTCGAGGCGCTGTGCTGGCGGCACTACGGTCGCACCGCCGGCGTGACCGAGGCGGTCCTCGAGGCGAACCACGGCCTGGCCGACCACGGCCCCACCCTCCCCCCTGGCCTCAAGGTCACCATGCCGGACATTCCGACGGCCGCCCCGGAACGGCAGATGGTGAACCTATGGGACTGACCACTTTGCAAGGAACCACCCCGCATGGCTGACCTCACCACCACCGCCACGGCCGGCGCCATCATGGGCCTCGGCCTGGGCGTAACCCTTCCGGTTGACGGCGGCATGCTGTTCGGTGCCCTGCTCGGCGCCTGGCTGGCCACCGGCACGAAGCAGGACCTGAAGGCCTGGTCGCGCCTGCTGTCGCTGATCCTGCCGACCTGCGTCGGCTACCTGTTCGCAGATGTCGCCCTCGCCCGTGTGCCCTGGCTGACCAACCTGGCTTTCTCTGCCTTCGTCTGCGCCCTGGTGGTCATTCCCCTCAGCCTCAAGGCGGTCGCCTGGGTCGACAAGGTCGACTTCGACGACCTCTGGCGCCGCATCCGAGGAGGTCGCTGACATGCTCATGACTGCCGTTCCGTTGATCGCCGCCCTGGCCTACATCGCTGCCGCGCTGCGCCTGGTCTGCTACCAGCGCTGCGGCGCCCGCTTCCGCCGCAGCGTCTCGTTGCTCGCCAGCCTGCTCGGCGCATCCATGGCCATCTGCGGCCTGGAAATCCTGCTCTACCGCCCACCGGTCAGCATCTGGCACGCCATCGTCGCCACCCTGCTGTGCCTGCTGATCTTCCGTTCCCGCGGCAACGTCGCCGCCCTGCTGAGGCCATCCGCATGACCCTTCGATATGGTGACCGCTCTCAAGAGGTCCTCCAGCTTCAGCGTCGACTGAACACCTGGGCCGGCGCCAACCTCTACGAGGACGGCCACTTCGGCGCCGCCACCGAGGACGCGGTGCGTGCCTTCCAGCGTTCGCATGGACTGGTCGCCGATGGCATCGCTGGCCCGAAGACCCTGGCCGCCCTCGGCGGCGCTGACTGCTCGCACCTGCTGCAGAACGCCGACCTCGTCGCCGCCGGAGCTCGCCTCGACCTGCCGCTGGCGACGATCTATGCAGTCAACCAGGTCGAGTCGAACGGCCAGGGGTTCCTGGGCAACGGCAAGCCGGCAATCCTGTTCGAACGCCACATCATGTACCGCCGTCTCGCCGCCCACGATCAGGTCACCGCCGACCAACTGGCCGCACAGTTCCCCGCGCTGGTGAACCCTCGCCCGGGCGGCTATGCCGGCGGCACCGCCGAGCACCAGCGCCTGGCGAACGCTCGCCAGATCGACGATACCGCCGCCCTGGAGTCGGCCAGTTGGGGCGCCTTCCAGATCATGGGGTTCCACTGGCAGCGCCTGGGCTACGTCAGCGTGCAGGCCTTCGCCGAGTCCATGGGGCGTAGCGAGTCGGCTCAGTTCGAAGCGTTCGTCCGCTTCATCGACACCGACCCGGCGCTACACAAGGCGCTGAAGGCTCGCAAATGGGCCGACTTCGCCCGCCTCTACAACGGCCCCGACTACAAGCGGAACCTCTACGACACCAAGCTCGCGCGAGCCTACGAGCAACACGCCAACTGCGCCGAGGCCAGCACGTGAGCCTTCTGCGCCAGGTGTTGTACAGCGCCGCCCTGCTCGGTGCCCTCGGCTTGCTCCTGTGGGTACAGCAGCAGCGCATCGACCTGGCGCAGGCCCGCCTGGCCCAGGCCGAGTTGGCGAGGAAAGCCAGCGACGCCCAGCTTTCCCGCCAGGCCGGCACCATCACGGCCCTCGAGGCCGCCCTTTCCCGCGAGCGCCTGGCCCAGGCCGACCTGGACCAACAGCGGCAGCAGCTGCGCCAGGCGCTGGCCATCCGCGAACGCTTGATCGAGGACCTGAAACGTGACGATGAACCCTATCGCCAGTGGGCTGATCAGCCTCTGCCTGATGTTGCTCGCCGGCTGCAACAGCGCCCCGCTATCACCGGAGCGGCCGCTTACCATCAGTGGCTGTCCCGCCGTGACGCCCTGCAGCCTGGAGTCAGCGGCACCGAAGGACAACGGCGACCTACAGACTGAAGTCGAGCGTATCGGCCTGGCCTGGGCCGAATGCGCCGCGAAGGTCGACATGATCATCCGCACCCAAGGGGCTACCCATGAACAAGCCCGATAGCCTGAAGGCGCATCTGCTCGCCGCCGTGCCGGAACTCAGGAACAACGGCGACCGCCTGGTGATATTCATCGACAACGGCCGGGTCCGCAGCACCTCGGCCGAGAGCCTGTCCTTCGAATACGCCTATGACCTGCAGGTGATCCTCACCGACTTCGCCGGGCACCCCGACAGCGTGTTTCTGCCGCTGCTCGGCTGGCTGCTGGTGAACCAGTCGGATCTGCTGGCCAACCTCACCAAGGTGCAGGACGGCATCACCTTCGAGGCCGACATGCTCGACCGCAGCAAGGTCGACCTCGGTATCGTCCTGCCACTGACCGAGCGTGTCGTCGTCAAGCGTCGCGAGGATGGCCGCTACGATGTGAGTCACCCGGAAGAGCCCCAGCTCACCGAGGCCATCGAGGTCGATAGGCCGATGCAGATGCTCGCCAACGGCGAGCTGCTGGCCGAGTGGACGCCGCCGACGCCTACCGAGGCCGTCATGCTCGAGACGCCGCAGATCAGGCGCCCGGCCAATGGCTGACAGCCTTCAGGCTCTGGAAGACTGGGCAGGGCCGATTCTCCGCGCCCTCGAGCCAGGCCCTCGTGCTGCCCTCGCGCGTTCGCTCGCCCGCGATCTACGGCGCAGCCAACAGAAGCGCGTGATGGCACAGCGCAACCCCGACGGCAGCGCCTACGAGCCACGCAAGAAGCGCGAACTGCGCGGCAAGCAGGGCCGTATTCGGCGCAAGATCAAGATGTTCCAGAAGCTGCGCACGGTGCGCTATCTGCGCGCCAAGGGCGACGCCCAGGCGATCACGGTTTCCTTCGCTGGTCGGATCGCACGCATCGCGCGGGTTCACCAGTACGGGCTGAGGGACCGTGCGGAGCCTGGCGCTCCCGAAGTCAGCTACGCGCAGCGTCTCCTACTTGGCTTTGATAGCAGCGATATGGAAACGATCCAGAATGGAATTTTGGCGCACATAGACGCAAACTCTCCCATTTAGCCTCGACGGGCTGTCTAATATCGAGACAACGAAATGAAAGAATCCCTAACAAACAGAAAATTTGAGAACATATTAAAAATAATAGAAAAAGAATTATTCACAAGCGAGTACCCCAGCATATGCAGCCTGCATGATATATCCCCAGACAAGGATAGTCACAACTGCATTGCCTGCAACCTCGCCGGCAACGTTATAAACCTCAAAGACGCTGCAGACTTACTATCAAAAAGCACCAAAAGTCTATCTTACCCAGCAGACGAAGCTTTTGCAGAAAAAACCTATATATTATGGCTGTATTTGCTATCCGAAAATATACATGAAGTATTGAAATTAATATCCTACCCCCAAGATATTAAAAACAAGGACTTCAAAAATACAATAACCATAAAACGGTGGGCAAACTTCCTCAAACACCCAAAAGCATTTCTCCTCACTCACCACCCTGCCTATTGTGATCCCGCCACCCTACCATTTGAGCCTCACCATTCAGGTCTAGAAGGAATCACAATAATTGATGATAGATTTATCAACAAATTCTACTCAGGAGACAAAAACAACAAAGAGCTTTACACAACCTTACAGAACAACCAATCAACCTTGGTCTTACTCCCTGATCTAGAAATTCTCACCAAGGGTATTGCAGACGAGCTAAACCAACTTAGCGAAAAAATAAAGCACAACAATGAATACTCCAAAATCTTAACAGACAAAGCCTCCATTGAAGATTACTTAAGCGGCGCCCAAGCAGACTCGTCGGACTAGGGTAGCGACTATTTGTAGTCACCTACAGTACAGGCTTAAAAGATTCACGCAGCACAAAAACATAATAAACATCGGTGGCATGAACGACTTCGCCGCCCTCTCCCGCATGATCGAGAACCTGATCCGCCTCGGCACCATCGCCGCGGTGGACCATGCCGCGCAGCGCGTCCGTGTGTTGACCGGCGACCTGCTGACCGGCTGGCTGCCTTGGGCATCGCCGCGGGCCGGCGCCGACCGCGAATGGAACGCCCCCACCCTGAACGAGCAGGTACTGCTCTTCAGCCCATCCGGGCAGACCGCCAATGGCGTGGTCCTGACCGGCTTGTTCAGTGACCTGATCCCGCCCAACGGCGACCGCGACGCCCTGCATCGCACCACCTACCGCGACGGCGCGGTGATTGAGTACGACAGCGCAGCCCACCACCTGCGCGCAGTTCTTCCCGCCGGCGGTACCACCGAACTCATCAGCGACGGCGGCATCCGCATCGTCGGCGACATCACACACCAGGGCGACTACATCCAGACGGGCAACCAGACCGTCACCGGCAAGGTCACGGTGAGCGTCGACGTGATCGCCAAGGGCATCAGCCTGGTCGGTCATACCCACGGCGGCGTCATACCGGGCGGCGCTACGACGGGGAAACCGCAATGAATGCCCATACCGGCGGCGCCATCGACCGCTTGGCACACATCCGCCAGTCGATCGCCGACATCCTCACAACTCGCATCGGTACCCGCGTCATGCGACGCGAATACGGCAGCCAGTTGCCGGAGCTGATCGATGCTCCGTTCAACGACACCACCCGCCTGCAGGTCTATGCCGCCACCGCCATGGCCCTCATGCGCTGGGAACCGCGCATCCGCCTGAGCCGTGTCCAGATCACCGGCCAGAACCTGGCCGGCCAGGTGCTCATGGAGATTGACGCCACCCTGGTGGACAGCAACGAGCCGCACAACCTGAGCATCCCCCTGCAGATGGGCGCCAGCGCATGACAACGAACTTCGTCGCCATCGACCTCAGCCAGTTGCCGCCACCACACGCGGTGGAGCAGCTGGACTACGAGCAGATACTCGCCGAGCGCAAGGCCTACGCCATCAGCCTCTGGCCGGAGGATCAGCAGGCGGAAATCGCCGCCCGCCTCGCCCTGGAGTCCGAACCGCTGACCAAGCTGCTCGAGGAAAACGCATACCGCGAAATGCTCTGGCGCCAGCGGGTCAACGAGGCGGCTCTCGCCAACATGCTGGCCAGCGCCCAGGGCGCTGACCTCGACCAGCTCGCCGCGAACTACAACGTCAAGCGCCTGGTCATCCAGCCTGGAGATCCGTCGAAGGTGCCGCCCGTGCCGGAACTGCTGGAGTCCGACGACAGCCTGCGCGAGCGGGCGCAGATGGCCTGGGAAGGCCTCAGCACCGCGGGACCGCGTAACAGCTACATCTTCCACGCCCGCGCCGCCGACGGTCGCGTCGGCGATGCCTCGGCCGTCAGCCCATCGCCTGCCGTTGTCGTGGTGACGGTGCAGGCCGCCCAGGGCAACGGCAGCGCCCCGGCGGACCTGCTGGCCATCGTCGACGCCTACCTCAACGACGCCGACCGTCGCCCCGTCGCTGATCGCCTAACAGTCCAGTCCGCCCAAGTGCTCGAGTACCGTGTCGACGCGACGCTCTACCTGGCCACCATCGGCCCGGAGTCCGAGCCGATACTCGATGCCGCCCGGGCCCGCTTGACGGCCTACGTCCATCAGCGTCGACGCCTGGGCATGGAAGTGTCCGAATCGGCGGTGCATGCGGCCCTCCACGTGGAAGGCGTGCGCAAGGTCACGCTCAGCAACTGGTCGGACATCGCCGCCACACCAGCCCAGGCGCCCTACTGCACCGGAATTACGCTGACGCTGGGGGATGAGTGATGCCCAGCTTGCTCCCACGCAACGCCACCGAACTTGAGCGCCTGGCCGCCGAAGCCCTGGCGCAGATTGAGCGGGTACCGATCCCATTGCGCCAACTGTGGAACCCCAGCACCTGCCCGGTCGCCCTTCTGCCGTACCTGGCCTGGGCGTTCTCCGTCGATCGCTGGGACAGCACCTGGCCGGAGCGTGTGAAGCGCCAGGTCATTCGGGATGCCTACCTCGTCCACTCCCACAAGGGAACCTTGAGCGCCCTGCGCCGCGTGGTCGAGCCCGTCGGCTCGCTGACCGACATCCTCGAGTGGTGGCAACAGACCCCCGCCGGCGTCCCCGGCACCTTCGAAATCACCGTCGACGTCAGCGACAACGGTCTCGACGAGGAGACCGTGCTCGAGCTCGAGCGCCTGCTCGACGACGTGCGCCCAGTCAGCCGACACCTGACCCGCCTGGACCTGCGCATCACGCCGGACATCCTGGCCCGCCACGGCCTGGCGACGATCGACGGCGACACCCTGGAAATCAGCCCCTGGAAGCAGTGATATGACGACTCCCAAGTACGGCGGCCTGCTCACCGACATCGGCGCGGCAGCGCTGATCGCGGCGAGCGAGGCCGGGAAGAAGTGGCAGCCCACCCATATGCTCATCGGTGACGCCGGCGGCGCGCCCGGCGAGACGGCTGACCCCATCCCCTCGGCCGCTCAGACCAAGCTGATTCGCCAGCGCTACCGCGCTCAACTGAACCGTCTGTTCGTCTCCGAGCAAAGCGCAAACGTGCTGGTCGCCGAGCTGGTACTGCCGATGGCCATCGGTGGATTCTGGATACGGGAGATCGGCCTCGAGGACGCCGACGGGAAGTTCGTGGCGGTCGCCAACTGCCCGCCCAGCTTCAAGGCCAGCGTCGAGAGCGGGAGCGCGCGCACCCAGACCATCCGCGTGCAGATCATCCTATCCGGCATGGAGCACGTCGAACTGATCATCGACGACGGCATCGTCTACGCCACCCAGGACTGGGTGACGGCGAAGGTTGCCGCGGACTTCAAGGGACGCAAGGTGCTGGCCGGCAACGGCCTGGTCGGCGGTGGCGATTTGTCTGCGGATCGCACCATCGCCTTACCAGCCTCCGGCGTGGGTGCCGGCACCTACCGTGCGGTCACCGTCAACGCCAATGGCATCGTCACCGCCGGCAGCAACCCGACCACGCTGGGCGGCTACGGCATCACGGACGCACTGCATGCCAGCGAGGCGGTCACTACCCCGACGGCGAACAAGCTGCTCAGGCTGAACGCGGCCGGGCTACTACCGGCCTCGATTACGGGCAACGCAGCCACTGCCAGCCGGCTTGCAGCGCCCATCACGCTCAGCGCGAGCGGCGATGCAACGTGGTCAGCTCGGTTCGATGGGGCCACAAACGTCAACGGAGTCCTGACGCTGGCCAACTCCGGCGTCACCGCCGGGACCTACGCGAAAGTCACGGTGAACGCCAAAGGACTGGTTACCGGAGCCACTGGGCTTGTAGCGAGTGATATTCCGGCCCTTGATGCCGGAAAAATCACCTCCGGCATCTTACCTGCTGCCAGAGGCGGTACCGGCAATGGTATTGGTCAGGCTGCAACGGCGGTCAAACTCGCCGCCCCTCGTACGATCTACCTCGGTGGGGACGTCAGCGGCTCGACAACGTTCGACGGTAGCGCGAACGCTGGAATCACGGTCACGTTGGCGAACTCGGGTGTAAATGCCGGCTCCTACCCCAAAGTCACTGTTAACGCCAAGGGGCTGGTTACCGGTGGCGGTGGCCTGACGGCAGCAGACATTCCTGCGTTGGATGCGTCGAAGATTGCGACCGGTCGACTCGATCTTGAACGCTTGCCGTTGGTGTCGCAGGGACTGGCCACGGCAGTGCATACCAGCGTTGATCCCAACTCGGTGGTCATTCCGCTGGTACTGACCAATCACGCGAATGGCCCAGTGGCTGGCCGCTACTACTACATCCAGACGATGTTCTATCCGACCGTCGAAGGCAACGCGACGCAGATTGCAACCGGCTATGCCGGCGTGGCTGACATGTACGTTCGTTATGCCTACGGCTCCCCCGCAACAACCGATCCTTCGAAGCGAGAGTGGTCAGCATGGGTCCGCTGCGATCTGGGAGGGGCGTTCGCTCATGCGCCGGATGGCGTCCTGGGTGGCGGAGTCAACTTGGATTCAATGATTGCGTCGGGCTGGTGGCATCAACCGTTCAGCGCGAACGCACAGAACGGCGCGAACTATCCGGTGGGCGAGGCCGGCATATTGACGGTGCATGCTCCAACCTCCTCGATGATCTATCAGACTTATCGTGGCTATGCCGCTGGCGGTCTGTACTGGCGCTGCAGATACAACGGCACCTGGGGAGGATGGTTCCGGGCATGGGACTCCGGCAACTTCAACCCGGGCAACTACGTGGCCAAGTCGGAGTACAACTGGTCGTCGCTGCCAGGAAAGCCCGCGACGTTTCCACCCACGGCGCACATCCACGACGCCAGCCAGATTACGTCTGGCATCCTGCCGCTGGCTCGAGGCGGACTTGGGGCGAACAACGCCACGACGGCGCGTAGCAACATCGGAGCCGGCACCATCGCCACAGCCTCCTTGGGAGCAAGCGGTTGGTGGAGGGACAACGATACGGGTTACATCCGCCAATGGGGCCGTGTGACAGTGCCTGGTGATGGTACTGCGGCGATCACCTTCCCCATCGCGTTCCCGAATGTCTGCTTGGGCGGGTTCGCTGGTCAAACTGCGAATTTCCACCCAGGAACCGACGCGAGCACCTCGTTCTATAACCCGTCGACGACAGGTGCAACTTTAGAAAACGGGTATCAATTCCAGGCGATTTTGCTTTGGGAGGCATTCGGTCGATGAGCGCTAGCTATGTTTTCTCGCCGTCCGCGAGGGTCTTCTACCCCGTGTCCTTGCGCGAGGTCTACGAGGCCGGGATCGGCTGGCCGGATGACGGCGTCCCCGTCAGCGATGAAGTACACGCCCGCATTCTGCTAGAACAGGAGTCCGGCCGTGTGATCTGCGCGGACGCCGATGGACAGCCAGCAACGAAAGAACCACCGCCGCCCACAGAGGAGGCGCAAGCCGCTATTGAGCGCAACTGGCGCGACCGCCAGCTCGTCGACACCGACGCCCTGGTCGCCCGTCACCGCGACGAGCTGGAGGTTGGTACCACGACGCTCAGCGCGGAGCAGTACCAGGTGCTGCAGGCCTACCGCCGCCAACTGCGCGACTGGCCGGAGTCCGGTGAGTTTCCGCTCGCAGAACACCGGCCGACCGCACCGGACTGGCTCGACGCCCTCTTTGCAGATGGCGTCTTGTAGCTTCCCGCCGTACAAGCTTCCCGCATCGCCCCTTCGCCGCGCGCGCGGCAGCCTGTGCAGTGTCATCCAACCACTGCACAGGCACACCCCATGGCCGCTGACCAATATCATCACGGTGTCCGGGTCCAAGAGATCAATGACGGGACCCGCCCCATTCGCACCATCGCCACCGCGATCATCGGCCTGGTAGCCACCGCCGAAGACGCCGACGCCACCGCCTTTCCACTCGATACGCCGGTACTCATCACCAACGTGCAGGCTGCCATCGGTAAGGCAGGCACCAGCGGTACGCTGCCCGCAAGCCTGCAGGCAATCGCCGACCAGGCCAACGCCGCCACCGTTGTGGTGCGAGTGAAGCCGGGCGAGGATGAAGCCGCGACCAATAGCGCGGTCATCGGCGGCGTCAGCGCCGATGGCAAGTACACCGGCATGAAGGCCTTGCTTGCCGCCAAGGCCCGCTTGGGCGTGGTACCGCGCATCCTCGGCGTGCCGGGCCTGGATACCCAGCCGGTCGCTACCGCACTCATCGCCATCGCCCAGCAACTGCGAGCCTTCGCTTATGTCTCCGCCAGCGGCTGCAAGACAAAGGAAGAGGCCACCGCCTACCGCGAGAACTTCGCCGCGCGCGACGCCATGGTGATCTGGCCGGACTTCCTGACGTGGAGCACCGTGGTCAACCAGACCGTGCCCGCGCCAGCTGTTGCCCAGGCATTGGGCTTGCGCGCCCGGATCGATCAGGAGGTCGGTTGGCACAAGACCCTGTCGAACGTCGCCGTCAACGGCGTGACCGGCATCAGCGCCGACGTGTTCTGGGATCTGCAGAGCCCCAGCACCGACGCCAACTACCTCAACGAGAACGAGGTCACCACCCTGGTGCAGGAAGGGGGATTCCGTTTCTGGGGTTCGCGCACCTGCAGCGATGATCCGCTGTTCGCCTTCGAGAACTACACCCGCACCGCCCAGGTGCTAGCCGACACCATCGCCGAAGCGCATATGTGGGCGGTCGACAAGCCCATGCACCCGTCGCTGGTGCGCGACATCCTCGAGGGCGTGAACGCCAAGTTCCGCGAACTCAAGGGGCTCGGCCTGATCATCGATGCCCAGGCCTGGTACGACCCCAGCATGAACGACAAGGACACGCTCAAGGCCGGCAAGCTGCGCATCGCCTACGACTACACCCCGGTGCCGCCGCTCGAGGACCTGACCTTCTTCCAGAAGATCACCGACAGCTACCTCGTCGACTTCGCCAGCCGCGTCAACGCCTGACGCCCAGCGCTCCCCGGACGGGGAGCCGACCCACCTGATTCCCGGAGAGCCCCACAATGGCCATGCCGCGCAAGCTCAAGAACATGAACCTTTTCAACGATGGCGGTAGCTACCAGGGCCTTGTGAAGTCCTGCACCCTGCCCCCGCTGGCCCGCAAGATGGAGGCCTTCCGCGGGGGCGGCATGAACGGCCCGGTCAAGGCCGACCTCGGCCACGACGACGACGGCATCCAGTTCGAGTGGACCGTCGGGGGCCTGGAGCTGACCGTCCTCAAGCAGTACGGCGCAGTCAGCGCCAGCGGCGTGATGCTGCGTTTCGCCGGCGCCTACCAGCAGGACGATACCGGCGCGGTCACGTCCGTCGAAATCGTCGTTCGCGGCCGGCACGAGACCATCGAAATGGGTGACGCCCAGCCCGGCGAAGACACCGAGCACAAGATCACCACCACCTGCAGCTACTACAAGCTCGTCGTCAACGGCGAGGAAGTCATCGAGATCGACCTGCTGAACTTCGTCGAGAAGGTCAACGGCAAGGACCTGCTCGAGGCACAGCGCAAGGCCATCGGCCTGTAATCCCTTCCCGCCGGCCCGACCGGCGGTTCCTCTCCCCCTTGGATACCGACGCCCATGAAAACCGAACAGACTCCCGCTGACCTGCAGAACGCTCCCGACAACGTCGTAACCCTCGACCAGCCGATCAAGCGCGGCGCCCAGTCCATCGAATCGCTCACCCTGCGCAAGCCCTCCTCTGGCGAACTCCGCGGCCTGCACCTGCTCGACCTGCTGCAGTTCGACGTGGCTGCCACCATGAAAATCCTGCCGCGCATCAGCCAACCGACCATCACCGAGCCCGAGGCCGCCGGCATGGACCCGGCTGACCTGCTCGCCTGCGGCCAGGTGATCGCCGGTTTTTTGCTGCAGAAGCGGGCGTCGGCGGCAGCCTCCCTGATCGCGTAGAAAACGCCATGGCCGACCTGGCCGTGACGTTTCACTGGGCGCCGGACCATATGGACCGGCTCTCGCTCACCGAACTGATGGAATGGCGCGAACGCGCCCGGGTAAGGAGTTCCGCCGATGGCGAATGACCTGCAGCTGCGCGTGCTGCTCAGCGCGATCGACAGAGCCACCGCTCCCCTGCGTCGCATCATGCAAGGCAGCGACGCGACGGCCCGGGCGCTCAAGGCAACTCGCGAGCGCCTGAAGCAGCTCAACGCTCAGCAGAGCGACGTGCGCGCATTCCGCACCCAGCGCGGAGCCCTGGAGCAGGTCAGCACCGCGCTGGCCGCGCAACAGGCCCGAGTGAAAGCGCTAGCCCAGCAGATGGCCGCCGCCGGCAACCCCACCCGTGCGCTCACCCGCGACTACAACCGGGCAATCCGTGAAGCCGGTTTCCTCAAGCAGCAGCACCTGCAGCAGAGCCAAGCCCTGCAGCAACTGCGTACGCGCCTCAGCAACGCCGGCATCAGCACGCGCAACCTCGGCAAGCATGAGCGCGACCTGCGCGCGCAGATCCAGGCGGCCAATGGCGCCATCAACAGCCAGGCGCAGCGCTTACGCAACCTCAGCCAGCAGCAGGAGCGCCTAACCCACGCCCGCAACACCTACAGCCGTGGCATCCAGAGCGCTGCCGCGCTGGCCGGCACCGGCATGGCGGCGCGCGCAACGGGCATGTACACCGGCGACAAGCTGCGGCAGATGCTCGGCGTGGGCTACGAGTTCGACGCAACGATGTCGGCCACCCAGGCGGTTACCCGCATCGAGCGCAAGGACGATCCGCAGATGCAGGCGCTGCGGCAACAGGCCCGAACCCTGCCGCTGTCCAGCAAGTTCACCGACAAGGAAGTCGCCCAGGGCCAGTACTTCCTGGGCCGCACCGGCTACAACGCGAAGCAGATCCTCAGCGCCATGCCCGGCATGCTCAACCTGGCCGCCGCGGGCGACATGGACCTCGGCGACACTGCTGACATTGCCTCGAACATCCAGACGGCGATGGGGATTCCGGCAGAGAAAATGGACCAGGTGGCCGACGTACTGACTGCGGCGTTCACCCGGAACAACGTCGACATCCGCATGCTCGGCGACTCGCTGAAGTACTCCGCCGGCGTCGGCCGCGAGTACGGCCAGAGCCTGGAGACGGTCACCACCGCCACGGCCCTGCTCGGCAACGCCGGCGTCCAGGGCAGCATGGCCGGCACCTCGATGCGCTCTGTTCTGACCCGCCTGGGCACGTCCAAGGCGGTAGCCAAGCTGGGCGTCCAGACCAAGGACGCCAACGGCAACATGCGCGATATGCTGGACATCCTGAAGGACATCAACAAGAAGACCGCCGGCATGGGCAACGTACAGCGCGGCGCGATCTTCAAGGACATCGCCGGGCAGTACGCGGTGACCAGCTTCGGCACCCTGATGCGCGCCGTCGAGGGCGGCCAGTTCCAGACCATGCGCGAAAGCCTGAACAACTCAGAGGGCGAGGCCGCGAGGGTCGCCGCTACCCAGCTGGACAACCTCAAGGGCGACATGACCATGCTCCATGCGGCCCTGGAAAACATTTCGGTCGAGCTGTTCGACAAGAACAGCCCCTGGCTGCGCGAGCTCGCCGCAGACCTCAGTCACCTGCTGCACAACGTCGGCGAGTTCCTGAAGGCCAACCCGCAGGTCAGCAAGGGCATCGTCATCACCGTCGCCGCGTTCTCGGCGCTGATGGCCACCGTCGGCAGCCTGGCCATCACCCTCGCCGGCATCCTCGGCCCGATGATCGCGGTCCGCTTCATGCTCGGCACCATCGGCATTCGCCTGCCCGGTCTGATCGGCCTGCTGAAACTGCTGTTCGCACCGATCCGCATGCTGGCCGGCCTGTTGATCGGCCCGCTGGTAACCGCCCTGCGCGTCGTGAGCATCGCGCTGTGGGGCCTGGCCGCCAACCCGGTGGTCCTGGCAATTGCCGCCGTCGTGGCGGTGCTGGCCGGCGCCGCGTACCTGATCTATCGCAACTGGGACGCCGTCAAGGCGTACCTGCTCGGGATGTGGGAAGAGATCCAGGCGGGCCTGAACGGCGGGATCGGCGGGATCATCCGCATCCTCCTAGACTTCAACCCACTCGGCCTGATGTACCGCGCCTTCGCCGGCGTCCTGGGCTACCTGGGCATCGACCTGCCGGCGCGCTTCAGCGACTTCGGCAACATGATCGTCCAGGGCCTGGTGAACGGCCTGCTCGCCGGCTTAGGGCAGATCAAGCGCGCCGTCCAGCGCGTCGGCGGTGCCGCGATCGACTGGTTCAAGGACAAGCTCGGCATCCATTCACCGTCGCGGGTATTCGCCGACCTGGGCGGGTTCACCATGGCCGGCCTGACCCAGGGCCTCGGCGCCGGCCAGGCCGGCCCGCTGGGCGTGATTGCACGTCTCGGCCAAGGCCTGGTCAACGCAGGCCGCCAGGCTGTCGCCGGCCTGGACAGTGAGCTGACCCGAGGCACCCGCTCTACGATCACCCCGCCGGCAGTGGTGACCGAACTGGTCGCGGCCCAGCGCCAACGCTCGCCGATGCTCGACCAGCCGCTGCTGGCCATGCTGGGCGACCTGGGCAAGAGCGCCGGCGCCATCGGTGCCCTGGTGCTCGGCGCCAGCGCCCCGGCGCAGGCCATCACCATCGACAACCGTCCCCCGGTCAGCTCGGCGCCAGCGGCAATCAGCATTGGCGGCGACACCTACTACATCACCATCCAGGCCGGCGCGGGCAGCGACACCGCAGACCTGAAACGCACGCTCAGCCAACTGCTGGACGAGCGCGAACGCAACAAGGCGGCGCGCCTGCGCGCCCGCCTGCAGGACCGGGAGTAACCACCATGATGCTGTCCCTCGGGATGTTCGTCTTCAGCCTGCACACGCTGGCCTATCAGGAGTTCCAGCGACAGACCGAGTGGCGGCACGCCAGCAGCAGCCGCATCGGTGCCCAGCCGGCGCGCCAGTTCGTCGGCCGCGGCGACGACGCGATCACCCTGCCCGGCGTGCTACTGCCGGAGCTGGCCGGCAGCGCGTTGAGCCTGGACGTGCTGCGGCAGATGGCTGACACCGGGTCGGCCTGGCCCATGGTCGAGGGCACCGGACGCATCTACGGCCTGTGGGTGATCGAGCGCGTCACCGAGACGCGGACACTCTTCTTCGCCGACGGCACCCCGCGGCGGATCGAGTTCTCCCTCGAGCTCAAGCGCATCGACGACGGCCGCACCGATCTGCTCGGCTCGGTCCTCGGTACCGCCGGCAACCTGCTGAGACGCATCCTGTGATCGATGCCGCCCTCGCCCGCGTAACGGGCTACCTGACCAGCGCAGTCGAGCAGCTGCAGCGCGACGCCGGCTACCCGGTGCCGGTGTTCCGGCTCACGGTCGACGGCAACGACATCGCCCAGCTCATCAGCCCACGACTGATCGCACTGGACCTGACGGACAATCGCGGCCTCGAGGCCGATCAGTTGAGCGTGACACTCAGCGATCATGACGGGCTGCTCGCGATCCCCCCGCGCGGCGCCGTGCTGCACCTCTGGCTGGGCTGGAGTGACAGCGGACTGGTCGACAAGGGCACCTACACCGTCGACGAAACCGAGCACAGCGGCGCGCCGGACGTGCTCAGCATCCGCGCCCGCTCGGCAGACCTGCGCAAGGGACTGAAGGTCAAGCGCGAGCGCAGCTGGAGCAGCCCGAAGACGTTGGGCGACGTGCTCACCGACATTGCCCTCGGCAACAACCTGAAGCCGGTGCTCGCGCCGGCGCTGGCGGGCCTGCCGATCCTGCAACTGGACCAGGCCAACGAGTCAGACGCCAACCTGCTGACCCGCCTGGGCGAGGACTTCGATGCGGTGGCCACCGTGAAAGCCGGCTGCCTGCTCTGCCTGCCGGCCGGCGGCGGCAAGACTGCCAGCGGCCTGGCGCTGCCGCACATCATCCTCACCCGCCAGGATGGCGACCAGCACCGCTACCTGCAGGCCGACCGCGACAGCTACGACGGCGTGCGCGCGTACTTCTACGACGTGAACAGCGCGAAGAAGCAAGAGGCCATCGCCGGTGCCAAGGGCGACAACCTGAAGGACCTGCGCCACACCTACAGCGACCGCCAGAGCGCCCTGCGCGCTGCCCGCGCCGAGTGGAACCGCCTGCAGCGTGGCAGCGCCACGCTCAGCTACGTGCTCGCCAGAGGCCGGGCGGACCTGATCCCGGAGCTGACCTACACCCTGCAGGGCGTGAAGACGGAGATAGACGCGATCATCTGGTACGGCGGCAATGTGCAGCACAGCCTCAGCGCCGACGGCGGCTACATCACCAGCCTGGAGCTGGAAAGCAAGCTGCCCGAGGACCTGGTCAGCGACCTGGCCGACGACACCGGCGGCGACTACACCGGCATCATCGCCTACTACCGTGACGAGAAGAGCGGGACGGAGAAGACCATCACCGCGGGGGACCAGAGCAAGCCGCGCCGCCTGCACTACCTGTACAGCACCAAGGCCAGCGCGAAGCGGGCTATTGATCGAGAATGGGGACGACTACAGGCGCACGTCCATCCGGTAAGCCAAATGCAGTGGTAGCGCACCAGTAATGGGGGCCGCCCCTTCTAGCTCTGCAGCTCTATCTCTGAGGTTGACTCAAAGACAAGCGTGATCGATCATCGCGCATGTCGAATGCACAAGGAAGAAGGCCATGTACTGGATCGAAAGATGTGCCGATGGCAGCTACATTCACGGAGGCGTCGAGTACTCCTTCCGACAGACGATCTCGAAGAACTGGAAGCCTACGAGATTGAACGCTCCGGGACGCGTGGGCGAAAGTCATCATCCCGTTCAACCTCGAAACCGTTCACGGATGGTTCAGATGGGACGTACAGATCATTGAATACCCGAAACCAGGCGTCACCAGCTTAGTAGGCTTCGAGATCATCGACTTCCCGTCCGATGTCATTCTCAAAGATGAGCTGATTTTGCGATTGCAGGACGGCTGGGCATTTCCGAACCAGTCAACTCCGCACTCGACATGGCTCGCCCGATGACTAAAATGCACCTCGTTTCAAAGAAGACAACCCCATGATCGATGCAGTTGACCTTTTCTGTGGTGCTGGCGGCCTGACCGCTGGCATGCTCAATGCTGGCATTTCCGTTCGAGCTGGCTACGACATTGAGGCCCAATGCGAGTATGCCTATTGCGAGAACAATCGCGCATCGTTCATCGCCAGCGACGTGAAGGACGTGACTGCCGAGCAGTTGCTCGCTTGGTACCGTCCTGGGCAGTACAGACTTCTTGCTGGCTGTGCTCCCTGTCAACCATTCTCAACCTACAACCAAGGGCGTGACACCCGAAGCGATCGCAAATGGCCACTACTGTATCACTTCGCACGCCTGATCGAAGAAACCGACCCTCACCTCGTTACGATGGAGAACGTACCCGACGTCACTAAGCATCAGGTCTATCACGACTTCGTGAAAAGCATGGTGGATAAAGGCTACGAGATCTGGGATGGCCGCGTTTCTTGTGTGGATTACGGATTACCACAGAAACGTCGCCGACACGTTCTACTAGCTTCGAGACTGGGCATACCTATTGAGCTCATACCTCCTACCCATCGTGATGAGCCCGTGACGGTCGACAGTGTCATTGGCCACTTACCCCAAATAGCGGCCGGACAGTGCGACCCTAACGATCCATTGCATAGAGCAGCAACGCTTACTCCTCTCAACTTCAAGCGAATCGTCAATTCGAAGCCGGGCGGCACTTGGAGGGACTGGGAGCCTGAACTCAGAGCGCCCTGCCATCGTAAAGAAAGCGGAATGACCTACGCCAGCGTGTATGGACGCATGCGTGGCGATCAACCGAGTCCGACCATGACCACGCTTTGCTACGGATTCGGGAACGGTCGATTCGGCCACCCAACTCAAAATCGAGCGATATCTTTGCGCGAAGCAGCGATCCTACAATCGTTCCCCGATGATTATGTATTTCTAGAGCCAGAAAAGATCACCTTCAAGGCCGTAGGTCGAATGATAGGTAACGCCGTGCCGGTACGCCTTGGAGAAGTTATCGGTGAAAGCCTAATGAATCATGTCAGAGAGTACGAGGCGCTTCAGGCAGAAGGTCGAATTCGCGCCTAAGCCGTGCTTCCAGTACAGGCAAGTCCCTGGTTTCACACTCCCAGATAACCAATACTCGCCAGCCCAGCTCTCGTAGTTGGGCCTCTTTTCGTACGTCACGCGTAATATTGGCCTCGAATTTAGGAATCCAATACTCCTGACGTGTCTTGGGCGTGGTTGCATATCGGCATCCTAAATGGCGATGCCAAAAACAACCATGAACGAAAATCACCGTTCGGTGTTTCGTTAAGACGATATCAGGAGTGCCTGGCAAGTCTCGTCTATGTAACCGGAACCTTAGGCCCAGCACGTGCAGTTTAGCTCGAACTTTTAGCTCAGGCTTAGTATTCTCTCTCCCGACCCTCTTCATAATGGATGACCGGGAGAGTAAGAGCCGACTCTTCTTAGATATTTTCAATGATCTCCCTGATACGCCCCACCTTACGTGAAGCCTGAAGGTAATCTTCGTAGGCTAAATTGGCTTGAACCACAAGATCACGATAAGTAGTTATACGACCATTCATGTTCCTAAGCCTCCCCTTCTGTAGATCATGTAAACGAGGAGCTTTATCAACAATAAACACAACATCAATAGATGGGATCTGCCCTTGAATCGGCGATGACTCTGGATTTTTTTCGAAATATTCACCCAAAGCTATGACATATTTCTCACCTTGATCAAGTAGCGAGCTTGCCGTCACGCTCAAGCCTGGTTTTTTTAGCTCTATCACGATATATCGCCCAGCTGTAGTCCTGTAGCCGATATCGAGTCGAGCCCCTTCTGTTGTGTCAGGGCAAGCTGCTCGCAGGTGCTCTGTCAATCGAAGCTCCCAATCAGTGGCACTTTCCTTGTACTCCCACTTAGAGTCTACCAGCCATAGGTGGTTGTAAATATGCTCCTGCACAACCACCTCGCGAACTTTATTACGCTGGTCATCATCAAGCTTTTTTATAACAGCCAGGCGCTGAGAAATTATATCTCTATGGAGCGACGCTTCAAGATCCTCCACAGTTATCATGATTTCCCGAAACTCAGACACATTGCGCTCAACATCAATATTGGCAATAGCATCCAGATTATCTTGAAGCCGCAACTTTTCGAAAGCTAAAACCTGTGCCTTAACCACTTCACGCCTTTGAATCTTCTGATACTCTTCACTTCCATTGAAACGAATTGTGTTGATCTTATTTATTAACTGCTGCGCTTTCGACCTGAGCCTCGGCGACAAAGTATCAAGCCAATCTTGAAGTTTGGGAAATTCAGCGACCATCTGGGCACCACCAACCTCCCGCCGCCAAGTATCCCAATTCGCAGCGATATCGCTTAGCCTAGACTTTATGTAGCCAACAAAGTCCTGGTAACGTGGATCATCTTCCTGCACGCCTTGGCGGCTACTAACTGCTATATCTGGACGATCATTCAAATCAAGATCATTGACCTCCAACTCGCCTACCAGATAGCTATTGAAGACCTTCGAGTCATCAATACGCTTCTGCAAGTCCTCCTCAAAAAGTCGCCCATTCGCCAATAAAGTTATGGTATTATTATTATCACCATCCTTCTTTAACTGCTCAGGCTTAACCACACTTCCAATAAACCCATCTACCGCCATCCCACCGGATGTCACACCCTCAAAATGTCGATGGTATTTATCTTTCAAGTTTCTACACGCCGCCTTAGCGACCTCTGCTTTCCTTTCATCACCAAAAGTCCAAAGAAACTGAATGTCTGGATAGAACTCTCTATCAGACAGACCTATCGGCACTTTATTCACCCGAACATTAAAATTATTAGCCGCACCAATAACACTGAAACGACGAGCAATCCGACGACGAAGAAAAGACTCCGTCTTATTGACCCGCTGCTGAAGATCAATAAGCTTAATAATCGTCCCACTTACAGGCATAATATATGAGGAAAAGTCAGAAATCCTTTCGGGAACATATTCCTTCTTATCTTTTATTTTTTCCTTAAGCTCTTCAACAGAGAAAGTCAATCCATAAGGACTACCCCCCTTCTTCCTAGTTACAACAACTATGTTCTTTGCCAAAGAAAACATTGCCAACTTTCCGATACCTTTTCGCCCCATGCACTGACGGCCACTTGGTGTCCGGGTCTCGCCATGATCTCTTCGGGGGTAGCCTACAGTAAGAAATTTCGTCTTCAAATCAGAGTAATCCATACCGATCCCATCATCGGTAATGGTAATAGTATTTGATCCACTATCAATAACCACATCAACGCTTGTAGCATCTGCATCCCAAGCATTTGCAACAATCTCTGTAAGCACGGCCGGAGTATTGCTATAGAGATTAATACCTAAATGATTCAAAACATTTAAATCAATTTCTAGCTTGAGCGGCTGCTCCTGCACTTCATCATTCATTGATTTCACACTCCATTGAAAACTCTACCTATTAAAGCTAGAGTGTCTTGCCCATTCATGTCTAGTCACGCGTCGGCAGCACAGGCCAAGCGCTTCCGCTCATAATCCTGCTGGTGACCCTTAAGTTCAGGCAGTGGCTCTTCCATATCGGCTTGCACCATCAAATCAGACAAGACCCACCCTAAAGCCTCATAGGCCTTGAAACAGGTTTCACTGGCGGTGCTACGGATACCAGGGCGGTACCGATCCAGATCTCCAAACACCTCCGTCACCTGGTCAACGCTCGATGCCTGCAACGCGTCCAGCATCCTCTGATGCAGGTTGTCCATCAGTTCGACCTGGGCAGCCGAATCCGCCGCCACAGCACATGAAACCATCAGTCCAACCGCAGCGGCCGTTCCCTTGAGCCAGTTCATACGTCCCTCTCTTCACAGTGGGGCCTTCGGCTACCGCCGAAGACCCGTTCAGTCAACGATCCCGGAAAGCGCATGCCAACCGCAGCAGGTCCAGTTGGTCCTGCTCACTCATCTGACTCAGGCAGATCAGAAGAGCGGTGAGCACGACAGGATCGATGGGCTTATCCATAGGTCTACTCCTTAGACAGGCCACCCGGCGACATCATGCCACCGTGCCAGCAGCCTGGGAGTACCCCATTGTTCACATAGGTTGACGCCCGAAAAGCAGACGCAACGAAGCCTCCCCCTAACGAATTTCCTACTCGACAGCGATACGTCTCATTTCTTCGTAGGACGTGTTGCAGCGGCTTTAGAGAGCGCGCGCCCCATCCGCACGTAGGCAGCTCGATCCGCCTCGTCCATAGATGTCATGTACCCCAGTACATCCAACTCGCTCTGGCTGAGAGCATCGAGTTCGGCAGGAAGTCGCCTGCCAGTTATCACGTAAAGAACATCAACCCCAAACGCATCGGCCGCAGAGAGATACAAAGCATCAGGGCTACGTTCCCCTTTTTCGTAGTTGTATTGGCTGTTCTTCGACACATTCAACTGGGCAGCAAAGTCCGTCTGGTTCATGCCCAGCCGTTCCCGCTCCTCCTTCAGCCGTTCTCCGATTCCCACATACGTCTCCAAATGCGCTTGACTTTCCATCATTCGTAGGAAAGACTGCACATACATTCACACGAAATCACACGAAACGAGACTATGCACAACGCCTACCCCACCGAGCAAGCGTGCGAGAAAGCGCGCCAGCATCTGGCGAGCCAAGGGCTTTCGGCCAGGCAATGGGCGGTGAAGAACAACCTCACCCCCTCGACCGTGTACGCCGTCCTCAACCGGCAGAAGAAGTGCCTGCGCGGCGAAGCCCATCGCGCGGCTGTACTACTCGGCATCAAAGACGGCGTGATCGCACAGTAATGGCCACTGCACTGGGGGGACACCAGAAGATGAAACGCCCGCTCCTAGAAACGCGGCGCCAAGTGGTCAGCGCGATCATCGGCGCCTACCCCGGTGGTCGTGAATGCGCCGCCGCCCGCCTGGGCCTCGACCTGAAGAAGTTCGACAACCACGCCTACGAGAACGCCGGAAGCAAGCCCCTCAGCGACGACCAGTTGCGCTTGCTTGAGCAGGAAACCGGCACCAGCCACTTCCCCGAGTACGTCGCACACCTGTATGGCGGCATGTTCGTGCAGATGCCCGACCCAGCCCAGTTGGACAACCTCGACCTGTACGCGAGGGGCGTCGCCACCGCCATCAAGCGTGGAGAAGTCGACCGCATCATCGCCGAGGCGCTGCGCGATGGTGAGATCGACGAAGCCGAACTCGCTGAAATCATAGTCGCTCACCGCCAACACCTGGCCGCACGGCACGCCGAGGTCGGCGCAGTGATCACCCTGCACAGGAGGGTCAAGGCGTGAGCGTCTACAAGCTAGTCTGCCCCTGCTGCCACAGCCGGATGCGAATCCGCTCCTCCGAAGGCCAGACCCCGTGCTTCCGCTCGATGTACGCGCAATGCACAAACGCGCTCTGCGGCGCCACCTTCACCGGCTCCCTGAGCTGGGACTACCAGCTCAGCCCCTCGGGCCTCGAGCGGCCACTGCTGGTGCTCCCCATGGCACCTTCGAAAACCCGTCAACTGGCACACCGCGACCTCGCGGCCGCAACCAACCAGTTGGACCTGCTGGACCACATGGAGTGCATGCAATGAACGGCAGCAACGACTATCGCAGCACCATGCAACAGGCCGCCGCAGCCTACTTGCGGAGCAACGCGAACCAGTACCTGTCCTCCGGCTCCGACCGGCTGTTCAGCGCCTGCGTCAATCATCTGGTCAAGGGCCTCGAGGTTCCCCAGTTCATGGCCGAGCGACTCGCCCAGCGCGCCTGGGACCAGGTCTTCGCAGGTCCGGAGCCGATCTGGCTGGGTATCGACTGGGGCGAGGGTGACAACGAAGTGGTCTACCTGATCGACACCCGCAGCCACTGCCGCTTCCCGATCCCGGCCCGCTACCTGCCGGACCATCTGCTCAAGCAGCGCCCGCAGCACACCCCGTAACCACCCTGAAATCGACCCACCCACTGCCGTGGGTTTGGGGAAGTTACGCCCAGAATTCGAGGTATTCCGCCATGAGCGGCCACATTTCAATCACCGTCGAAGTCGACCAGAACCAGGCTGAGAAGTACCTGCTCTGGCTGGTCAGCCAGTACGAAGCCGCCATGGCCGAGTGCTGGTACGACGACCGCTACCGCTATACGCCGCAGGGGCTACGCGGCAAGCGCATCCTCGAGGACCGCCCACACATCGCCGGCATCTGCCGGACCATCCGCGAGCTGCGCAAGCAGATTCGGGGGCGCGCATGAAGGAAATGGACCGCGAGCTCAAGGCCGACGTGCTGCGCCGCCTGCAGAACCAGTACGGCCTGACGCCGATCAAGGGCACGAAGTACATGCGCAAGGGCGAGTGCCCGACGTGCGGCAAAAAGGAGCTCTACGCCCTGGTCGACAGCCCCTGGTTCATCCGCTGCGGGCGCGGCAAGTGCGGCGACACCTGGCACATCAAGGAAATCTACCCGGAGCTCTTCGACGACTGGAGCAAGCGAGCGCCGGCCACCGACAAGGAACCCGCCGCCTCGGCCCGGGCGTACCTGGCGCATGCCCGCGGCTTCGACCTGAAGCTGATCGATGGCTGGTACAGCCAGGAAAACTACTGGGACCGCGACCTTGAGATCGGTAGCGCGACAGTACGCTTCCCGCTGAAGAAAGGCGGCTACTGGGAACGCCTAATCGATCGCCCGAGCCGCTTCGGCAAGAAGAAGGCGCGCTTCAAGCCGGGCGACAGCCCGCGCGGCGTCTGGTGGTGCCCACCCAGCGTCGACCTGCAGGAGGTGAAGGAGCTGTGGATCGTCGAAGGTATCTTCGACGCCATCGCGCTGCTGCACCACGGCATCGACGCTGTGTCAGCCATGAGCTCCAACGCCTTCCCCGAGCAGTCCCTGCGCGAACTCGCGACAGCCCGTGGCGGCAAGCTGCCGAAACTGATCTGGGCGCTGGACAACGAACCCGGCGCCCATAGGTACACCCGGCGCTGGGTGACCGAGGCGCGTGCCCTGGGCTACGTCTGCGAAGCGGCCCAACTGCCGCAGCGCAACAACCGCAAATTCGACTGGAACGACCTGCACCAGCGCTGGATGTTCATCGATGACGCGGCCGAGCGTGCTGCAAAGATCGAGAAAGACCTCAAGACCGCACGTCATGAGGGCGCGCTGCTGATCGCCGAGAGTCCTGCCGAGAAAGCGCTGCTGATGTACGACTGGAACAGCCGCGGCGAATTCCACTTTCGGTTCGGCAACAGATTGTTCTGGTTCAAGCTGGACCTCGAGAAGTTCGACCGGGCCATGCGCGCGTTCGAAAACAGTGACGACCACGAAGATAAGTTGCTGAACGACAGACAGAAGCGCGACAAGGCGCTGCAGCAGTCAGGCAATGTGGTTGAAATCGCAAACTGCTTCCCCCAGGCCCTGTACTTCCAGCGCAACGAGGTCACAGACGAGAGCTGGTACTACTTCCGCATCGATCGTCCCGACGACGAGAGCGTGAAGAACACATTCACCAGCGCCCAGGTCGCAGCGGCCAGCGAGTTCAAGAAGCGCCTGCTCGGCGTGGCGGCCGGGGCGATATTCACCGGCAGCGGCGCGCAGCTCGACCAGATCATGAAGCTGCAACTCACCGGCCTGAAGACGGTGGCCACCATCGATTACCTGGGCTACAGCCGGGAGCATGCCTGCTACGTCCTGGGCGACGTGGCAGTGCGCGGTGGCGTGATCGAAAAGGCCAACGCCGAAGACTTCTTCGAGTTCCAAAAGCTGCGCCTGAAGACCCTGCAGCGATCGATCAAGCTGCAGATCGCCACCGACGCCAAGGACTACCGCCCGGAGTGGCTAGACTGGCTGTGGACCTGCTTCGGGGCCAAGGGCCTGGTGGCGCTGGCATTCTGGTTCGGCTCGCTGTTCGCGGAGCAGATCCGCGCCGAGTTCCAGTCCTTTCCGTTCCTCGAGGCCACCGGCGAGGCCGGTGCCGGCAAGTCCACGCTGATCACCTTCCTGTGGAAGCTGCTCGGCCGGGCGGACGAGGAAGGCCAGGACCCGTCGAAGATGACCAAGGCGGGCCTACGCCGCTGGCTGACCCAGCTGTCGAACATGCCCATGGTCATGCTTGAGGCCGACCGCAGCGACAACAGCCGCGCCGGCGGCGCCGCCAAGTCCTTCGACTGGGACGAGTTCAAGCCGCTGTTCAACGGCCGCGCGTTGGGCGTGACAGGCCAGAAGACCGCCGGCAACGAGACCTACGAGCCCCCCTTCCGCGGCACCCTGGTGATGAGCCAGAACGCCACGGTGCAGGCCTCCGAAGCGATCTTGACCCGTATCGTGAAGCTGCACTTCATTCGCCCAGAGATCACCCGCGAGAGCCAGGCTGCGGCCGACAACCTCAACCACCTGGGCGTGCTCGAGGTCAGCCACTTCCTGCTGATGGCCATCCGCTCCGAGGCCCGCGTGCTGGAGTGCTTCCGCGAGCGGCTGAAGGTTCACAGCGCGACGCTGCGCGGTCTGAAGCAGATTCGTATCGAGCGGCTGATCCTCAACCACGCGCAGATGATGGCCCTGGTCGACGCGCTGCGCCTGGTGGTGCCGCTGTCCGAGCACCAGCTCGCCTGCGCTCAGCAGACCCTGATGACGATGGCCCTGGAGCGCCAGGACGCCGTCAACGCCGACGCGCCCGAGGTGGCCGAGTTCTGGGAGGTCTACGACTACCTCGAAAACCTCAGCGAAGAGCCGGTGCTCAACCACAGCAAGAACCCCGGAACCATCGCCATCAACCTCAACGAGTTCGTGAAGCTGGCCGCCGACCACCGCCAGAAGGTGGCCGACGCGGCAACCCTGCGCGACCTGCTGAAAGAGTCCCGCCGGCACAAGTTCATCGAATACAAGGCCGTCGACAGTGCCGTGCGTTCGGCACACGCCCGCCAGAACCCTCTCACCAACCGACCCAGCACCGTCAAGTGCTGGATTTTCCAAGCCTGACCGGCGCGGCAACGCCGGAACTGCAACCCCAAAGGAGAGACACCATGCAACTGAACGTAGAACGCGGCGCACGGATGACCGGCAAGACCATTCGCCTGCGCCAGGCCGCACGTAAGGCCGGTCAGGAAGAGCACCAGATCATCAGCGGCAGTCTCTACACACCGTTCGACCTAGAGCTGTTGGTGCGCCACCGCATCAGCCACGGCGCCAAGGTGATCTGCATCGACGAATGCAGTGAGCAACAGATCAAGCACCTGCGGCACCTCAAAGGCGATATCCCCAGCGACCTCACCATCCACGCCGTTGTAGCGAACTGACCGACGACCCTTGACCCGGCGCGGCAACGCCGGGACCACAAACCGATAGGAGAGACACCATGCAACCCCTCCCCCACGACTATCTGCGGTTGATCCACGACTTCCAGGCCAGGCAGCAGGAGAACGAGGTAGCCGGCCTCACCGCGCTGAAACGCCTGCTGCCGATCGCCCAGCGCGACAGCGGCCAGAGCGGCGTGATCGGTCGGTTCCTGCTCGGCCTGTACAACGGCCAAGCCCACCGCTTCGACCTCACCGAGCTGCGCCGCCTCGACCCAGCGCTGTTCGATGCGTGCCTGTCCGTGCTGCGCATGGACTACGCCCCGAAACAGGAAGTGCATGAGTACTTCGAAAACGGCGATGCGATCTGGCAGGACCTGAGCAAGCGCTGGGCCGCAGCGAAGCTTGCAGCATAAGGAGGCTGACTGTGGATGTGATCGACCAGGCCAACGAACGGGCCGAGAACATGGTCCAGGCCGCCCTGGCCCAGCGGACAAACACCCGCCTGGCACCCAGCGCCCTCTGGTGCGAAGACTGCGGCGAGCGAATCCCCGAGGCTCGCCGCCAGGCCGCCCCGGGTTGTGAGTGCTGCATCAGCTGTCAGGAACTGCGCGAGCACCCCGCGCGGCGTTGAAGAAGAGGCGCCAGGGAGCGGCAACTCCCTGGCGCCAACCACCCCAAAGGAGAGACACCATGCAAGCGAATCAGCCTCAAGGCGGCGGCGCCAAGGCTAGCACAACCACGTCGGCGGCTCGCACTCGCCCAGCGATGGCCAGCAAGCGGCTGGACCTTCCGAGCATCTGTGATATCTGCGGCAACGCACGTTCCACCGGCAAACACCAACGCTGCAGCCGAATTCGCCAACAGGCCAAGGCTGTCGAGTGGGCCAGCTACATGGCCAACCTGGCGGCCAGGAAAGCGCAGGGAGGCATCGCCCTTTTGGAGCGGAGCTCTGCCCAGACGGAGACGCATCAGTGAAGACCTTTACCCCGCGTCAAAACGACATCTTCGCCGCCGGCGCCCAGCGCCTGCAGATGACCGAGAGCATTGAACTGACAATCCAATCCCTACAGGCCTACGGCGCCGATCATGAGCATTGGGCCATTGCCTGGTCGGGCGGCAAGGACAGTAGCGCCACTGTCACTCTAGTGCTCTATCTGATCGACGCCAGGAAGGTGAAAGCGCCGAAAACCTTGACCGTGTTCTATGCCGATACCCGTCTGGAATTGCTGCCGCTGGCGAACTCTGCGCGTCACCTCATGGACGAACTGGAAGAGCGTGGCGTCCACGTCGAAGTGGTCATGGCCCCGCTCGACAAGCGCTTCATGGTCTACATCCTCGGCAGGGGCGTGCCACCGCCGAACAACAACACGCTTCGCTGGTGCACCCGGCAGATCAAGGTCGACCCGATGGTCACCGCCCTCGAGCAACGCCTGGCCGCGCTCGACGGCAACGTGTTGATGATCACTGGCGTACGCCAGGGCGAGAGCGCAATACGCGACAAACGCATCGAGATGTCATGCGGTAAGGATGGAGCCGAGTGCGGCCAGGGCTGGTATCAAAAGGTTCTACCCGAGGCAAAGGGCATCAAGGGACGCATCGCCACGCTCGCACCGCTTCTGCACTGGCGGGTCTGTCATGTCTGGGAATGGCTGAAGCACTGGGCCCCCCTGCCCGAATTCGGCGACTGGTCTACCACCATGATCGCCGACGCCTACGGCGGCGACGAGGCCGAGGAAATCAACGCGCGCACCGGTTGCACCAGTTGCCCGCTGACTGATGAAGACAAGGCGCTCGACACGATCCTGCTGGTTCCGTACTGGCAGTACCTGGCGCCGCTCAAGCGCATCAAGCCGCTGTGGCGCGAGTTGCGCGAACCCCAGCATCGTCTACGCAAGGCCGGCATCGAGCGGCTGAAGGACGGCAGCATCGCGGCGAACCCCCAGCGTATGGGACCGATCCTGCTGGAGTCCCGCTTGATGGGCCTGGAGCGCGTGCTGGCCATCCAGGCCGAATGCAACGCCGCAGCCGCCCCCCTCGGTCGCCCTCACATCGACCTGATCAACGCCGAGGAAGAGGCCCGCATCCGCGAGCTGATCGCCGCCGGAACCTGGCCGGATGGCTGGGACGGCGACGAGCCAATCGCCATCACCCCTCTCGACAAAGTCTTCGCCGACGGCGCGGTACAGCCGCTGCTGTTCTGTTAAGGGGATATTCATGCACGAACTACTCAAAATGCTAGACAGCCCTCGCAGCCTGTTGAACTTCTCTCTCGCGACTTTGGTTGTCTTCATCCTGTACTTCATGGTGTTGACTGAATGGTAGAGAGCTACCAGAAACAGGCAACGAATCTTCTTGGCCCGCTTGCGGGCCTATTTTTTTGGAGACTTGATAGCCTGAACGTTTGGTGTGGATCAGGGGAACCAGATGGCAGACGGAGTCGAGGTACGCGGAAACCGGATCAGGATCTACTTCCGCTACCAGGGCGAGCTGTGTAGGGAGTCCATACCAGGGGACGCAACGCCCGAGAATATAGCCAATGCCGAACGGCTGGCCGGCATCATCAACTACGAGATCAAGCAAGGAGTCTTCAACTACAGCCGACACTTCCCGGACTCACCCCGGGTGAAAAGCAACACCCTCGGCCATTACATCGACCTCTGGCTCGATATCAAACGCAACCAGATCGCCGCCAGCGGCTTCCGCGGCTACACCAGCCGCGTGGAAACCCACATCCGACCTCGCTGGGGTGACAGCCAGGCCGACAGCATCGACCACCTGGATATTCAAGACTGGGTGCAGAACACGCTCATGCCCAAGCTGCACAACAAGACGGTGCGAGAGATCGTCAGCAACCTGCGGCAGATCTTCCGGCTGTATCGAACTCGGAACCGGACCGCGCACGACCCAACAGACGGCATCGTGATCACTCTCCCGGATGCGGATGACCCAGACCCATTCACTCGAGAGGAAATCGACCTCATCCTCGGTACCGAAACCGCGCGCATCGGTGAGCTGAACCTGGCGGAATTCATGATCTGGAGCGGCCCCCGCGTCAGCGAGGCCATAGCTCTGGCCTGGGAAGATGTCGATTTGGACACGGGGACCGTGGTTTTCCGCCGCGCCCGTGTACGCAGCCAGTACAAGGTCACCAAGACTCGCCGATCGACGAGGAAGGTCCAGCTACTGGCCCCGGCGCTGCGCGCACTGCAGCAGCAGGCCAAACTAACCAGACGCCTTCCGCCCGTACAGATCGAGGTGATAGACCGCGACAACCGGACCAGAAAGGCTCAACGGGTACGCTTCGTGTTCCACAACAGTGCTAGCGGGGCGGCGTACTCCACGTCGGATACGCTGCGCAACGGCTGGTGGCATGGCCACCTCAGGAATGCGGGCGTCCGCTCGCGTGGTCCCAATCAGTGCCGTCACACCTTCGCCAGCCAGATGCTCAGCAGCGGCATCGCCACTCCCGAATGGATCGCGGACCAGATGGGGCACACCTCGACGGCGATGATCTTCAAGCATTACGCCAAGTGGATCAGCAAGGACGGCCCCGACATCGTAGGTCTGCTGAACCAGGCGCTGAAACTTTCCTGAAGCAACGAAAAAGGGGCCCTGCTGGGCCCCTTTTTTCTGCGCCTCGTTCCCAGTTTGTTCCCAAATCGTTCACTCCTGAGAGCGGATCGAATGAAAACATCAATGAAAACAGAAGGTTATATGGCGGAGGCGGTGAGATTCGAACTCACGGAAGAGTCTCCCCTTCGACGGTTTTCAAGTCTATCGCTGAATTCAAGGTTTATGCGGGTTGCGGCTGGATTTCGTTTCCGCAATTCAGACATTTTTCCTTCGATGGATGCCGCTTGCTGCCTGGGTCGATTCTTAAATTGCGGAAATGATTTCGCCCTCCTCCAGACATGCCTGAGCGCCACTCTCCGCTCGTCGGACGCCCTCGAACACTGGATATTCATACAGCATAATTTCCGGCCCACTCGTCCGCCGGAGATTCCCATGTCCTACTCCGACCCTAGGCATTGCCATCATCAGCGCGTAACACAATGGCTTGCAGCGATGCGGCAGCATGCTGCCTGGCTGTACGCCGCGGATGAGCAGTACCTGTACCTGGTCGCCGAGGCCAACGAGCTCTACCAGTGCGGCGTCGTGGGCCTGCAGGACAGGCACGACATGGTCACCGACGCCCTCGGCATGTACTCATGGGCGATCGAGCACGGCATCACGCGCGAGACGCACTACTGCTCGGACTGCTGCTACGACGTGCTCGACGGCGGCGCCGTCGTCGGGAGCGTGGACGACGAGGGCATCTACCACGGGCCCGCACCCGGACGACAGCGGCTGGGCTACCTCGGCCGGGATCCCCTGGACGGGATAACATACTTGCGCATGGGCCAGGCGCTTGAGCGCGCGGGCGTCGTGCGTGGCCTGGTGATCGAACTCGACGCCGGCGGCACGCTGCTGCTTGTCGAGCAGATCCCCAGCGACTTCCGGCCGTGGCGCTGGCCACCATAACCCCTCTCCCGCGATAGCCCATACCGCGCCGCTTCGCTTGCCCAAACGCGAAACATGGCTAGCCTTACCTAGGTGACTTCCTCCTATGGTCACGGAGGGTCCAGGCCTTCCTGGAGCCTCCCCCTCTTCGTCCTGCTGTGTCCCCTCGATGAATTCAGCAGCTCAGGTGCAGCTTTCACGAGGTAACCATGAAGCTCAGTATTCTGGCCGTCGGCCTGCTTCTAACAGCAGCGATAGCGATGTGCATCTATCTAGTATTGAAAGCTTCGATCAGCCTGTGAGGATGCGAAATGTGCGGAAGGCTCAGCCAGTACACCGGCCTGCACGAGTTCGTCGACGCGCTGTCGATGCCCAACGTCCTGGTCAACCTCGTCGGCGAACAGTCAGAGCGCTACAACGTTGCGCCATCGACGGCCGTGACGACGCTACGGCTCGAAGGCGATGCGCTCGTAGCTCAGCCGATTCGATGGGGCTGGCGGCCCTTCTGGGCTAGGGACCGCGCGGCGCCGATCAACGCTCGGGTCGAGAAAGTGGCGCATGGACGCTTCTTCAGCGCAGCTTGGCGCCATCGCGCGCTTTGCCCCGTTTCAGGCTGGTTCGAGTGGGTGGACACCGGTGCGTCAAAGAAGCAGCCGTACCACATCCAGCACGCCGACGGCTCACCGATCCTCTGCGCCGCGATCGGCCAGTTCCCCGGGCTCGATGGCGCGCAGGACGAACGGCATGGTTTCGTGATCATTACCGCGGACGCCGAGGGCGGCATGGTGGACATCCACGATCGGCGTCCTGTTGTGCTGTCACCCGAGCAGGCACGCGAGTGGCTGGATCCGGCTACGCCGGCGGAGCGCGCGGAACAGATCGCGCTGAACCAGGGCGAGCCGAGCGAGGCGTTCACCTGGTATCCGGTAAGCCGCGACGTGGGGAACGTGAGGAACCAGGGGCCGCAGTTGATCGAGCCTCAGCGCTCCGCTTCGTAAGCGGCGACGCCTGCGCCAACAGCGATCCATCCATCCGGCGAGTGCGCGGTGTCGCAGATGGATACCTCCACCGTCTGGCCTTCCTTGGGTTCGGCCGGCAGGATCGCCGCAGTGCGCCGCAGGTCGTTTGAAGACGGCGCGAAAGTGCTTTCAGAGCAGTGGAATGCCCATATCCCGTGTTTGCCGGAACTGCCTATCTGCCTGTCGAGCTTCAGCGTCCACTTCCCCGCCAATCGAATCACCAGCATCGCCCTGCTCCGTAGGAAAAGGCCGTAGTCTACTCCTACTGGCATGCCCTGTTGGCTGCAAGCAGTTGCGCCTCATACCCGATCCGCTGCAAGCGTTCGGCGAGCAGCGCGCGGACCTTGGTCTGCAAGTCGTCGCCTTTTCGCAGCCCAGTAGTTGCCCAAGCCGGCACCTCCACCGCCGGCACCCGGCACGGCACCGCCACTGGCACTTCTACGCGCACCGTGTGCGGCTCAGGCTCCACCTGGCCGGCGCATCCCGCCAGCGCGAACACCAACCCCAGCACCTGCACCACCTGCACCTTTCGGCTGCACCTGCCGGAAATCGCTGCACCTGCAGTCTTTCGCCACGCCTGCAGCTTCATAGCCCCAGCTCCTTGTCGATGACCGCCTCTGCCGCTGCGCACTGATCACCCTCGGCGCGCTCCTGCTGCAGGCGCTGCGCGGCGGCGAAGCGCTGGCCTGCCTGCTGCTGAGCATCGACAACCGCCTGGGCGGCCTTCGCCTGGCGCTGCTCGGCCTGATCAGCCAGGCCGGCGATGGCCGCGTTCTGCTGGCCTACCAGGGACTCCAGGTTGCCCCGGGCCGCGCGACAGGCCGTCAGGTCCTGGGCGGCCTGGTCGAGCTGAGGCCGGTAGTGCCCGGCGGTCAGCCAGGCGCCCAGGCTGGCGCCGGCGACGACCATCAGCAGCACGGCCAGCACCAGGGCCAGGGGCTTCCAGTAGCTGAGGAGCCAGGTCATGCCAGCACCGCCTTTGCGCGCGCCCACAACGCCAGGCGCTCCGCATGGCCGTTGAGTCCACCGTTGATCCGACGGGTGATGGCGGCGAACTCGCCGCGGTCGGCCAACTCGTTGAGGCCGTGCGTCGACCACCACCAGGCCGCCGAGATCGCCGCCCACTCCGGTTGCTCGAGAAGCTCGGGCTCCTGCTCCAGCGGCTGGCCCAGCCCGGCGCCGGCGGCGCGGTAGTTCGCCCGGCCGGTGATCTGCAGCAGCCCACGCCCGCGGAAACGCCAGCCGTCGCCCGACGCCTCGTCCCCATTGCCGTTGCGCGAGGCGTAGGCGTTGTTGGCGATGGCCCTGGGGTTCCGCGCCACGCGCTGCGCCAGAGCATTGGGCTGGCCGTCGGCATCGCGGTACCGGCTCGGCCAGGTCGCCGCCAAGCCACGCGCACTGTAGTTGAGGCTCTCCACCAGGTGGGTCAGTTGGGCGCTCTCGTGGCCGACCTGGGCGAGGAATGCCGCCGCGCGCACCGGCGACGTGATACCGAACCGCGTCATCCCGCGGTTCAGCGCACCAACAAAAACGCCGGCGCGAGGGCCGGCGTTGGGAAAAATGCGCAGCAATTGCTGCTCGGTGATGGGCATACGTTCTCCTGAAATAAAAAGCCCGGCTCTTGGCCGGGCTGCTGAGATCACTCAATGTCACAGTTCTCTTGTCCAGTCGCCGCGCCCCTTCGCCTTCATATTTTCGAAAGTCTGACGCGCACGCTCAACCAGCATGGGGGTCAGGGGGACACCCTGCTCGTCTACGAGGACCTCAACGAGTGAGCACCTGCATCCCTCTGAATTGCCATCACGCGCATACCACTCCCTTACCTGATCAGCAGTGAAAAGCTTTCCATGCCTTGCCGCATGAGAGGTTCGGGTATCTGGACGAAGGGCCGACAGATGCATAAACAAAGTCCTGCAACCGTAGCTGCTGGACGCGCTATTCAGCTTAGTCATCCGCTTCGCATGGATGATCGCTGAGTCGATTCCCTTTTTAGCCACACCAGACCCTCATGAACGTTGACGAAGACTTTACGATATCAGTTGGCTTTCTGCGGAAGGCGTATCACAAACATCCTGTCACGCTTAAACACGAAGCACAGGACTCCCAGAATGATCGTCATTTTGACGTAGAACCACCATGAGGTGGATATCTGGTCACTAAACAGGGAAAACACGATTGCAGAAAAGAAGTACGAGGAGAGAATTGTGAAGTACAGACTACCCTTCTTGGCTTTACAGTATGCATACGAGCAAACCATGCCATAAACAGACATAAAGAAAACCACACCTAAAACACCATAGTGAGGGTACATAGAGAAGAATACTGAGTATACGTTTCCAAGCTCGCCTGGAGCATAAGCGTAAAAATCTAGATGCTGAATAGGCTTATCACACAAGCCCAATATATAACCCATACTGCAAAGACCGTTAAAAGGCGACCAATGAGGTTCAACCTGAATCAGCCCCTGATAGTACCTATCAAATAAAACAGGGCCCTGCAAAGCATACCCAGCAACGTGACGGTAAAGCTCAACGAATAAGGTAGAGATTCCATCACCTTCGTGAAACTGGATCTTAGACGTTGCAACTGCACCAACAGCAATTACCAAGAACATTGCCGCACCTATCACGAGAATGCTCTTGATGGATGGACGACCCTTTACCAGAACATAAATAAAGAACAACCCGACAAGCATCTGCATAAGAGATGATCTACCGCTTGCCAGAAGTATGACAGCCATCCATGGAGCAGAAACAGACAGCATGCCTATAGCCCCGCATTTCCCGCGCAAATAAAGCAATACCACAAGAGGTATTACTGTTTGACCAAGCTGAAGATAATTTAGAGACAAAGAACTGAGGAGTGGCTCACCTGATACTGACTGCGCACGAACCATATATGCCGCTTCGCGCAGAGTTGGAGCAATAGAAGACAAATCTCTGTAGATTACTGTGAGAAAAAACAGGTGTGCTACACAGAAGAAAAAAACTAGAGATTTAGCGCGCAGATCTCTATCGAAAAGAACATTGTAGCTATATGGAGGAGTATATGAATTGTAGATGAAAGAGAAAAATGCGGACGAGAGTGAAAACGAAAGGACACCTGCGAGGAAAATAAGCAGAGCGTCGGACTCGACAGGATAGAAACCTATCATAGATGCTAGGCTGACTCCGAGAAGGCCTAACCCCCAGGTGACTGGCATAGCGACCGAGGGGTGTATGGCGCTACGCGCTAGAAGCCTTGCAACCACTGAAAAAATGAGCAGGGTTACCCCGGTTAGCATCGCGTACATGGCGTCCTCCAGATTGACAGGCGCCGATTGTAGCCGATAGCCACATCCCTGTGGCGACTCGAACCTACCTAACCATGTACGAAAATGAGCACTGCAAGGTGTCTCCGCTTGCCCAGGTCATGGGCGAAGACGCCCTAACCTGCTGTCCCCCGAAAGAGATCGTAAACTCTGAAGAACCGGCCGCAATGCTCGCCCACCCAGTGAAATCAGCCCCTGCACTCGAATCATAGATTCTTACAGGGAAGCCACGTTGATTAAACGACAGATGCCCTGGGAAGGGTAACGAAAACCTATAAGCTGAGGCACTATCTCCAAAGGTCGTGGTGGACCCAGCAATAAGCTCAAGCTGGAGGTGGCACATATGACCAGACCTGACGAAATTCCCGGTGAGAGTGCCATTTCCTATCGATGGTGTAGCAGTAGACTGCTTCCACGTTGGAGTGTAGGTCCTTCGCTGGATATAGACAGCGTTGTATTGCGAGTTGACTTCGGTGAAGTTGTTATTTATTCCGCAGGATGGTCCGAAGTTAATTCCTTGAGCAGAGTCAAGGGTTAAAGGCCCTGGAAATGCAACCCCATCAATGGAATGGTCAAAACCCCTAATAGTTGTAGATGGAGTAGAGCACCTTCCATTTGAAATATGGAAAAGCGTAGATGTCGGATCAAATACGAAAGTTCTGATATAGAACTCAGACAGACTCCCACCATTACCGCCGCCTGGACCGAGCGCGAAGTTAGCGCCACTTAGCCAAATCCCTCGGAAAAATCTAGGATGAGCACCAGTATCACCAGCAATCTGGATTCCTGCATAGGCATCTGGATCAACTGGATAGCCTTCAAAACATGTCACGTTAGCCCCGCCACCTGCATCAACGTCGAACCACATGGGGTTACCGCCCATATTTACCGCACGGCATCTTGTGATCGTTTGACTAAATCCAGAGACGATCCTGAACCCCTTTCCTGTATAGGTAGAACCAACGCCTTCGAGGTTGATATCAAGAATGGTGGAAAGGGTGCCCACAACAACCATGTCGATGTTGGCACCCTTCTTGATCGTAGTGCCTCGTTGGCCGCCTCTACCAAGCCAGCGCTGACCAGTCAACGAGGTGAGCGTAGAGGTGATGAGGTAAGTTCCAGACGGGAATACGACATCTGAATATGGCCCTGCTGCTGCAATGGCAGCCTGAATCGCCGCCGTGTCATCAGTCGTCCCGTTGCCGGTGGCGCCGTAATTCGTAACTACGACAACCTTGAGCGCCCCGAGGGTATTTACCTCGTAGCCGATTGTATCTGATGGGTACGTTTCCGCCGGATCGTAACCGATCATTCCGGCGCCACCCGGAGCTCTCAACTGCTGACGCAGCGAGCGGTCGACCTGGGCAACCAGCAGGGTCTGGTCGGTGGCCCAGTTCCCGTTGAGGCTGACCGGGAAATCTGCTGGCCGCTTAACGCTGTAGAGATTCCCGTCGCGCTGGATCAGTTGGGTCGGGCGATCAACAATCAGCGGAGAGCCGTCGACATACTCAAGGAAGCCTGGCTCGAATCCCTGCGCGGCGAGCCAATCGGCAATCCACTGCACAATGCCCCGCCAAGACTTCTCTTCACCTCCAATTCGATTCGTCCAGGTCAGGGCCTGGCCATTCATCGCAAGGTCAAGGTTCGCAGTGTTGTCAGACAGATCACGGAAGTCGGAAGACCCATTCGGCTCGACCGGGTTCATGGTGTTGTAACGGACGGGCATGGCTGCTCCTAGAAAGCAAAAACCCCGCACAGGGCGGGGTTCTTCATGGGGGTTATGTGTTGGCGGTCAGACCGCCTCAGGCGGCGCGGTGGCGTTGTCGTTGACGTAGAGCCTCTCGTCGTAGTTCACGCCGCGGACAGAGCAGCTCTCGAGGCCCTTCGGGTCCACACCGGTTATCAGCACTGGATGGATGCGACCGAACAGGAGATGCGGCGGCTCGCGCGCCCAGGACAGGTCAGGGACGAAACCGAGTGACGGTACCAGCATCCGGCGGTCGTCGATTCGCGATGCACTCCAAGGGCCGTCTACTCGACCATCCGGCTTGCGAAGCGCAACCCTGGCCGTTTCCATACCAGCCCAGTCCAGAGGCTCGCTGCTCTCCAATACAAAGCCAGTGTCACGAGGGGCGATCGACTTCAGGAATGCGCTCTGGCCACTCCCCGGCGTGTCGTCGGACACAGCGGCCAGGCTGAGATAGCCGCTGTTGTTCGCGTCGAGCTCCGTCTCGAACGAGTAGTTCCACCGCCGGTAGCGCTGCTCTGCCGCTCGACGCATGCCCTTCTGATACGCCTTATTGACATCGCTCACCCCGACAGCGCTGACCTTCTCGGGCTTCAACCCCAACTGGCCAGGCAGGCGGCACTTGACCGTCTGTTTCTGGAATGTTCGGCCGTCGATGTGCTCGACGTCGACGCCGTCGTTGTCGTCTGGGGTTGGCGTGCTGAAGGTTCTGGAAAGCGACCCTTTCATGTTCTGTGCCGAGTAGGCCCAGACCTCGCCATTCGCCGCCGGCGTGGTGTAGAGATGATCGACACCCTCGCGCAGCCCATCGCGAACCGGACGCAGCCGCCCGCGCCCAATGGTCAGTTCAGAGAATCCCGCGGCGAGGATATCGCCCAGCACTTCCTTCACCGTCGACGTCGACTCGTACTGGTGATCGAACGTGTCGCCTCGCTGCGCCCAGATATCGGCCAGTGCATCGATCTCGACCAGGTCGAGGTCTGCATCCTCGTAGCCAACGGACTTTGCGACGTAGCAGAACGGCGCCACCAGATCCCGGACAGGCCGCGGCTCCGTCCACGCGCCGTTCTGGCGCGTCGGGAGTATCCGGGTACCGATCACCGAGACCCGATTCTCGGACTGCGCACCCAAGCGGCCGCCGCCGGCGACCGCCACTGAAATGACGGTCATTCCGGGGTAGGACGACGGGCTCGCCAGCCTTGTCCGTAGGCCGTACCACTGCACGGTATCCTGAATGGTGGTCTCGGTTGACTTCGCGCCGATCCGACGCATCCTGACCTCAGGGCGCATTGCATACGGCAGGTTGATCCGGCGCGTGAACGCGATCTGATCCAGAGTCGCTCGGCTGATGGTCTCGCGGTAGGAGGTCCATGCGCCGGCCAGGGCCATGTCGCGCCACTGCAGTTCGATCTCGACCTGCCAGTTGAAGAGTCTCCCTTTCTTGTCCACCCCTCCGAGGCCTTGCGGGAACATGTAGTCGAACTCGATCGCGGTGGCCTTCTCGGCCTCCGGGTTCCCTGCGAACGGGCCGGCCCAGTCTCCCTCCAGCGTGGAGCCGTCCAGTTTCAGGACCGCCGAGTTGCTCTCGATGTAGTCGAATCCAGGCCAAGCAGTGTCGTCGGAGCCGGTATCGGTCAACCGGTCCAGCGCCAATTGGCTGGAGCTCGCAGCGGTGATCCGGTACCGGAGCCCGCGGTAGCCAATACACGCCCAGCCCGTGCCGTACTGCAACCCAGAAACGGGGGCACCGCTGGTGGTATTGAGCGTCATCGACGCTGGCGTAGACCCTGCCGGCGCGGTGTAGCTGTTGACGACGTAGATGCCTTCGTTCGCCCCGGTGACCTCGATAACCATGCCTGGGAAAGCGCCGAGCTGGGCGAGCGGGCCGGAGATTGTGTCTCGACCGCCCACTCCGGTGCCTGCGGTGACGTTGTACTGGTACATCACTTCGACGCGGACGATCATCCCGGCAGCCCAGCCAGTGGGGAACTGGCCGGCCCCGACGGGAACGGTGACCAGGTCGCCGTCGAACTGGTACGCCTGGGCGTTCGCAGACTGGTCCACCGTGGTGGTTGTACGGAGGTCGATCCCCGCTGTGCCCGTCGCCGTGGCGCCGACCTCGGCAACCGAGTGCCACCACTCCGCAGCCGGGTCGCCAGCCACACTCTCACCCGGCCGATAGATGCGGTAGCGGGCGTTATTGCCGAGCGAAATGATCGGGGTGTCGCCGATCATGATGTCGCTGGCGTGGATCTCGTAGTCGCCGATCCCGACCGCCAGCAGCATCTGGACCCACTCCGTCCGCTCGCTGGGGAAACGCCGGCATTGCGGGACGATGTAGTCGGGGTAGATCTTGTTCCGGCCAAACGCCTCCCGGACGATGTCGCCGTAGCGGACCTGGTTCGCCTTGGTCCGCGCGCTCTCCAACGGGTCGCCCTGGCGCGGGTTCTGGGTGCTCGGCATCTTGATCCGAGGCATGAACAACCGAAACAGCGCCTGGGCGCTCTTGATCGCGGCGATTGTGATCGAGATCGGATCGATGCCCTTCGGCTCTTTCCAGATGTGGACCTCGTCGTCGGGTCCGATCTCGGTCACGCGCCAGCGGCTGAAGTGGACGAGCCGACCGTTGACCGAGATGCTTACCGGGTTCAACTCACCCCGGCGGATGCGGCGCCGATTGCGGCGATAGCTCGCCACGTTCCCACGCAACCAGGTGTCGATTGGCATCCGCGCGCGGACGGGGTACTGGCGCAGCGGCTCAGGATCCAGCTTGTTCGCGAAGAATTCGATCACGGTAGAAGATCACCCGGGTGAAGTTTTCGAGGAAGTCCTGCAGGCGCACCATGCGGGCGCCGGACCCTGGATTGATTTCGAGTACTTGCAGCCGCCCTTCCCTGGCCACGACCAGGGCGACGTGGACGCAGACCGCCCCATCCATGCCGGCAGCGATGGCACCGGCGAACGGTTCGCACTCTTCCAGGGCGGCCTGGACCTGGCGCTGGTAGGCGCGCTGGAAATGGTGCGGGCTGGTATGTCTCACCTCCCCGAAGCTGGAGAGCATGGGCAGGCCGTAGAGCTCATGACGCGCCAGCCGGGTGAGTCCCCAGCAATCGACGCGCGGCAGCTCGCGCCCGCCGTCCTCGTAGACGGCGGCGAGATATCGATCGAGCATGGATCAGCCTTCGTACTTGATGCAGGGTGCGTTCTGGGAGTTGAAGTCGACGCGGGGCCAGCGGGTGCCAATCAGGTCGAAGTAGCCGGCCTGAATTTCGGCATGATCGACCTCCAGCACGCCGCTCTTGACGGTCATGTGGTAGTCGCGCTTCGGTCTGGAGAGGTCCGTGCTGAGGTAGAGCCGCATGGTCAGCCGGACCCGCTTCTCTGCATCGACGGCCTGCTGGATCAGGTTCTGGGATTTTCCAGTCACGCCGTCGATGGCAAAGGTGATCGTCTGGTTCCCGGTGTTGTCCGACTTCGGCAACGAGGCATCGATCCCTCCAGCCTCGAATGTCAGAGTTCGGCCATCCTCGGTGCCGGCGGTGACATTGTCGTAGCCGTGCGTCAGCAACACCGGGGCCGGCCAGGCATCACAGGTGATCTCCAGGGTTGGAATCAGCACCTCGTCGGCCGGCGAAGCGAAGGCAACTTCGAGTGGGTCCATCTCATGCCTCCGGCCAGTGGCCATCGCGGTTCATCCCGAGATCCAGGATGTTCATGTTGAACCAGTAGTCCGGGAACTCCTCCCAGCCTGGCGGCATCAGGGGGCGTTCGCGCAGTTCGAGCGTCGCGCTGTACTCCCAGCGCCTGACCTGGACCAGTTCGGCGCCCTCGTACATCCCGAGAATCCGGCAGGTGTACGGCAGGAAGCCAAGCGGCGTCTGCAGCATCGCTTCGAACCACTTCGTTCCGTCCACCAGGGTGCGAGCGAACCACGCCTCGAAGAAGGCGGCCTGCTGGCTATCCATGTTCCAGGTGACTTTCGCCCTGGTGGGTACGCTCTGGGTTCGCCGGCGTTCTCGAACGTAGCCCGAAGCCATCGGAGTCGACAGCTTCGGGTTCGTCGTCTCGAAGGCGTAACCCTGTTGCAGCGGGTGCGGCAGTTGCGCCGGATATTTGATGATGTCGTCACTCATTACCGTCCCACCGTGGTAACGCCATATTTACCGGCCATGACCTGGTGTACCTGGCCATCGCCTTCCATGCTCCCGCACACGACGTCGAGCACCCACTGGGCGTTCTCCATCCTGACGTTTGCCTGGGTGCCGGGCGGCGCGTTGAAGATGTTGACCTCTGGCGCGAGACCGGCCGAAGCGGTGGCACCGCTGGACGAGCTCGACGCAGCGCCGCCGCTCGGAATCCGGTCGTTGGAGTTGATCGCCTCGAGCAATGACCGATTCCGCCTGGTCGCCTCGGCATTCACCACGAACTCGCCGTTGCTGAGCCAGCGGAGGTTGCTGTCGGAGGTGCCGGTGCCGGCGCCGTTGACCATCCCGCCAGTGGCCAAGCCTGGGATCACCGCCAGCGACGATGCCAGGGCCGTGGTGCTGGTGAGGGCGGCCGACGCGGGGATCGCTGCGCCGCCGAGAGTCGCAATCGACGCAAACGCCGCCGCAGGCGCCCAAGCCGCAGCGGTTGTGCCTGCCATGGCGACCGTAGCGGCGGTCTGAGAGGCGCCCAGGGTCATGGCCAGCACCGCATTCGCGGCCAACTGGACACCCATCTTCACGAAGCCGGCGATGATGTTCTTCAGAACCTCTTTCCCGAGGTCGCCGAGCGTGTTCAGCGAGAAGTTCAGGCTGGTGATGCTCTCGGATATCCCGCTGGTTAGGGTCTCGAAAGCGCTGGAGAAGATGCTCTGCGTCTGCCCCGCGACATTGGCGGCTTGCGCGCCGAAGTTCTGCACCGCAGCGGTCCAGCCGTTGATGGGGTTGGCCATGGCCGCGTCCATCTGGGCCCAGCCCGCCTCCATCGCAGCGACCTGTTGTGGCAGATACTCGTTGGTCAGGTCGATCTGTGCCTGAAGCTCCTGTCGCTGCTTCTCGGTGGTCGCCTGGGCCAACTCGGTCCGCAACTGGAGGACTCGGTCGTTGGTCTGCTGCTCCAGTTGGAGACGCTGCTGGTACCGTTCGGCCTCCTTGCTGCCCATACCGACCGCCGCGGCTTGGGCAGCGTACTGCTGGCGCTGAATCGAGAGTTGCCGCTCCATCTGCGCCTGGTACTGCTCGGCTGCGGTGAGGCCTTGGGCGCCCTTGATAGCCGCGGCGTAGTTAAGCGACGCCTGCGCCAGGGCCTTGCCGTACTCGTCGAGCGTGATTTTGCCCTTGCGCCAAGCGAGGTCGAGTTGCTGCTGCTCCTTGGTCAGGGTGCGCACAGCCTGGCCGGCCGGGTCGTACTGGGCCAGCAAGCGGGAGGCGGTATTGTCAGCCTCACGCACGCCGACATTCTGGCCGCGGGTCTTCGGCGCACTCTTCTTCGCCTCACGCGCCTTGATGTCGGCGATCTGCTGCTCGATGTTCTTGCGTGCGACCGCGAACTTGGTCTCCTCCTCGGCTGTGAATCCGCCCGCCTCCATGGCGGCCTTTCGAGCCTTGTCGAGTTCTACCAGTTGCTTCTGGAGCTTCTCGGTCTGCGTCTGCGCGGCGGCGAACGTCGTGTTGATCGTATCGATGCCTTTCTTTCCGGCCGCCTGGATCGCGTTGTTCGTTGCCTGCTCCAGGTTCTTCGCGCCGTCGGCGGCGATCTTCGCCTGAAGGTCAGCGGCGCGCTTATATAGCGCATCGAGACTGGGCTGGCTGATCCCCAGGCCAAACGCGGCCCGGCCACCTCGCCCAATGCCCTTCTGGGCATTCTCGATCTGCTTGTAGACCTTCTGCAGTTGCTGTTCCGGCGACTCGGTACGGCCTATGTCGAGCATGGCATCCCATGCTGACTTCGCGGCACTCTTCAGTCCGTTCCAAGCCTTCTCTACCACCCCCAGGTTCTGCTCCATCTCCGTGGAGCGACTGGCCAGCGCGTTGGCGTATGCCTCGGTCGCAAGTCGAGCAGCATCCATTGTGCGCCCCTGCTCCTGCAGCGACTGGATGTTCGCGTACTGGCTCGCGGTCAGGAAGTTGAGCTGGTCGTCGAGCTTCTTCACCGCATCGACTGGGTTCTTGGCCAGGTCATTGAAGCTGTCGACCACCTCCTCGACAGACTGGTCGGTGACCTTCGACCAACTGATCGCCGCCGCGGCGATCTTCGGGTAGAGGATGGTCAGTTGGTTGCCGGCGCCGGCCAGTTGCGTCAGCGCGCTGGCTGCCTGCGCTACTGTCGCGTTCCCAGCCCCGACCTGCTGCGCGAAGACCGAGAGTTGCCCGGCGGTGGTTCCGGCGGCGTTGCCGTTCTTGACCAGGGCGTTGGTCAGGCGCGACGACTCCACCGAGCCCTGGTAGAAAGCCAACGCCAGCACGCCAGCGGCGGCGGCGGCGATGGTGTAGGGATTTACCAGGCCGGCGATGTAGCCCCCGACGGCGCGCGCAGCCGGCCCAATTCCACCGAACATGTCCTTGAGTTGGCCGCCCTGCTGGAGCAGCACGGTCAAGGGGGCCTGGCCAGAGGACAGGCCGACAACGATGTCCGTGATCTGAGCCGGCAGCATCCGCATGTTCGCCGACAGCGCTTTGGCCGACATCCCAGTGCGGTTCATGCCGCCCTCGGCGTCGCCCAGGGCATTGCGCATTGCCTTCAGCCGCTCGGTGTACTCCGCCACCGTCTCAGCATCGACCAGGCGCAAGTTCTTGTAGCGAGTGAGCCGTTGCTGCATGTCGTCGAGGCGGTCGAGCGCCGCGACAGTGGGATTGATCTGCCCCAGCAGGCGCGCCAGGCCGGCGCGTTCTGCGTCGAGGTCACTCGCGGCTTCGCGCGCGCCGCGGCCGGCACGGCTGGTGGACTGGTCCAGGTTCTGGGTCTCGTCCGCTGCCCGCGACATGTTCGCAGCGATGCGCGACAACTGCGCGTTGATCGCGCTCTGCCCCTGGGAAAACGTGCTGAACGTCGACACCAGATGCGACATCTGGGTGTTCAACTGCGCAAGTTGCGCGTTCGACTGGGTGATGCCGGTGTCGAGCCGACCGATACCCTGGCCCACCGACGACATCGCGTTTTCCAGGGCGACAGCGCGGGAGACAAGCGCCGTCATCTGCGAACTGGTCGACTCCGTCGCGCGCTCGATACGCGATAGCGACGCAACGGTAGCGGCCGCAGCCTTACTCATATTCGAGCCGAGGCGGACAGTCACCTCGCTGAGGCGGGAGGTGCTGCCGGCGGCTTCGTCCCCGCTGCGCTCCACCCGGTCTAGCGCGTCGCTAAGACTGGTCGCGCTCTTCTCAGCGCCCCGGGAGTCGATGATTATTGAGAGGCGACTTTCTTCCGCCATGGCGGTCTCCGGGTTCTTGTTCAGCAGGTTCTGATTGCGCCACGGCCCACTGGGCGCGGTACTCGTCGTCGAGCGCGAGGACCGCCGCCTCGAACTCGGCGATGGGGATGGCGGTGGGGTAACGCAGGAGGTAGGCGTCGATATCGCGGTGAGAAAGCGGGGCCGGCGCGCCGATCATGCCGATGAACTGCCGGCCCCTGCTGATCCGGTGGTAGGCCTCGAGCACCTCGGCGCAGACGGCGTCTATTGTGGGCTCCGCAGGGACCGGGAGCCCGAACCGTTCATGCTTCCATCGCTTCTTCTCGTTGTCGGGCCCCGCCCAGTCCCGAGCCCAGCGATACGCGCTCAGGACTTTCCCACGGTCTCCTGGGTACGCAGATCCGCGCGAACCGCGATGTCAGTGCCGGTCTTGAGCGCAAGCCAGTAGGCATCGGGGTGTTGGCGCATCAGCGCCTGGCCGCGCTCCGGCGTGTAGTCGGCGGGCACACCGGGCGCCGCCTCGTCCTGCACACCCTTCCAGTCCTTGATGATGTGCCTGGCCACCAGGCCAATCAGCAGGTCGTCGATATTGTCGAACTGAACATCGGCCAGAGTCAGCGGGCTGAACTGGCTGGTTCCGACGCCGGCCTGAGCATCGATCGCCTGCATGTGGCGGTTGATCATCGCGTGGTGGGACTGGAAAAGCGGATCGCCAGTCGACCCCACCAGCAGCGAAAGGTCCGCCTCCGCTTCTACGTCGCAAGGCGACAGATGCCCCTGCTCGTCCAGTTTGAGATGCAGCCAGCGGGTGCCGTACAGGTCGATTTCGGGCTTTTTCTTCAGGGTGATGGCCATGCTGTTCCTCTGCGGTAAAAAGGCCCAGCGCGCACCGCAGGGCGCGCCAGGCAAGGGGTTACGCGGTTACGGTGATCGCGCAGGTATCGGTCTTGGTCGGGTCCGCGGTGCTGGTAGCGGTGATCGTTGCGGTGCCTACGGCCACGCCGGTGACCAGGCCGGTGTCGTTCACGGTGGCGATCGCTGCATCGGAGGTGGACCAGGTGACGGTCTGGCTGGCGCCGGCCGGTAGAACCTCGGCTTCCAGGTCTACGGTTTCACCGGCGGCGACCGAGGCGGTATCCGGCGTGACGGTGACGCTTGCAATCACGATCGGCGCCGGCAGGCGGGTGATGGTCGGCGGGATACGGCGCGCGGTGTAGTTCAGCTCGACCTGGACGATTTCCTCGGCGCCGGCATCCGGCCAGGACCCGTTCACTTCCATCTCCGGGAGGCTGATGCGATAGCCGCCGTCGGCGTTGCTGACGGTGAACTCCAAACTGATGGCGTCACCGGTCTGCTGTGCCTTCCAGAGCTGATAGGCCATCTTCGACCAACTGATCGTGATCGATCCCGACGGCGTGAAAGTCGTGGGGATGATGTTGCCCGGGAACGGGTTGCCGTTGCCGATACAGCGCTGGGTCTGTACCGCGTTGTCGAACTGCAGGTTGAAGCTGTCGACGCAGGCATTGCCCTCTCCCACCTGCTGGTCGTTGAGCTTCAGGCCGCTGATGTCCTTGAACGAGTAGCGGCGCTGCGCCGGCTCCGGCTGGGCGTTGACGATGAACGAGGTGTCATCGGCCTTATCGCTCCAACTGGTGGCAGCGAACGTGGTGGTGACGGTGATCTCGTTGTCGCCCGGGAAGTCGAACGCCATCGTCGCAACCTGGGCGCCACGGGCGATACCGGCGACGCCGATATCCGCGGCATAGGTGGCCAGGGAGAAGGAGATGCGGTCGTTACCCATGGTCAGGACGTTCGCGACCCAGTTCTTGCCGAAGCAGGAGGCCATGAACTCATCCAGCGCCCCGTAGCGCCATTTGCTCTCGATGTCACCGCCAACGTCGACGGTGGTCATGGCGGTACCCTGGGCCATACGGTCGGCACCGATCTCGTTGTTGGCCTCAGAGTTGTAGGTCGGTGTCACCCCGTTGCTGATACGGGTGAGCGTGTGCCAGTCGCCCGGCGGGGTGACGCCGGGGGTTACCTCTTTGATCCAAGCAAGCTGGACCTTCGCGCCGCTACTCATGGGGGCGTTTCTCCTGTGATAGGCGAAAAAAAACCGCCGTGCGGCGGTGGGTGGGTCGGGCTCAACCAGCCCGGTAGGGGATCGTCAGGTTGGCCTGGTACCAGCCGTGTCCATCATCGCCGGGAACGGATTGGGAGACGGCAAAGCACTCGAACGGCAGGACCGGGTCGCTGTAGAACTCGAAGTGCTCGCGCAGCGTATCGGCGGTCCGGGTCAGCAGCAGCGTGCCTTTGTAGGTCGGCACGAAGAGCTGCACGATGATCAGTCCGCTGCGGCGAACACAGGGGCCGTTGCCGATCTCCGTGGCCGCCGAGGCGCCGGGGATATCCGCCAGGCGCGCCCAGATCGGCTGCCCGTCCGGCTTGAACGGACCTTTTGGGTTGTTCGGGTAATCGACGTCATCGCCCGGTATCGCGGCCCACTCGGTCATGCGCGTGATGATGACTGCCCGGATCTGTTCGAAGGTCATGAATATCTCGCCGTGACGCTATGGAAGCTGACGCCATAGATACCCGCCGGAGCCTGGCCAGAGTGGCCATGCTCCAGCGCGCCGGCGTAGATCAGGTTGTTCTGGATGTAGACGACCGAATACGGCGCAAGCGCCGCCAGTGCAGCCTCCCCCATCGCCAGGGTCTCGTGACCGTCCTTGTCGTAGCGGTCAAGCGAGTAGTAGACCGGGAGGTCAACGCTGACGATGTTGTTGGCTTTGAATCGACCGGTATCGACTGGTGCACGAATGGTGATCTGCTCGAGCATTTCGATGGTCAGCCGCCGCTGGTGGTTGGCCACGGCCTGCCCCACATTCTCGGCGAAAGCCGACGGAGGGATGCTCCAGGACCTTCCTCCCTTCCCCTTTGCCATCACGCTTTCCTCAACTGCAGATCGTGATGCACGCCGGCGGGATCACCGCCAACGCGCACGATGCGATAGCCCGCCAACGGCCCACCAAGGATCGGCACCACGTCGGTAGTGCTCAGTTCATGGCCGACGGCGGGCTGGTCCGACACCTCGTTGATCAGAGCGATCAGTTGGATGTCGCCGACCAGGATGTTGATTCCGTCGATGCGGTTGGCCTCGTAGTTGTGGAAGACCCCGCGCCCGGAGTACCGCACGGGTTGGCTGGTGGTGGTCTCGGTGACCGGATCGAAGACGCCCGGCCCCGGATACTCGCCAGCGAACGAGGTCACCGACTCGCTGAACACGCTGTCGAACATCTGGCCGAAAATAGCCTGCATTTCGTCACGCACGGATACCTCCGATTTCGTACTCGACCCAGCACCGGCAGCCGGCGGTTTCGTTGTCGCCGGCCCCAAGCGTCTGGTCACCGGGGAACATCAGCAGCGCGCCACCGCCCGTCACGAACGGACTACCGAGTTGCTGTCGCTGGCCCTGCATCGGCGAATGAGTGTGCCGAACGCGGTTGTCGCCGACGTTGTGCCAGGTCTTCAGGACTCTGCTGCGCTCCAGTCCATTGGCGACGAGTTGCTCGTAGACCTGATCCCGTCCGGCGCTGAAGGCGTCGTGTGCCTCAGTCGCGGCGATCTGCTCGGCACGGGTCCGCAGCAGTCGCTCGGAATAGCGGCCTACGATGCGATCGACATCCGCCGACGGGACCGGGCGACGCGCCTCGACGGCTCGCTCGACCAACCTGTCGAACCGCCGGTCCCTGCGAATGCGGGTCAGGTATTGGCGCATCTGCGCGGGGTCTCCGCTGAGCAACTGGGCGCGGGCGTTGGCCACTGCCTGGGCGTAGTTGCCGGAGAGTCCGGTGATTCCTCCGGTTCGCTGCCCGGTCTGCGGGCTTCGCCGGCCGACGATATCGAGTGCTGTCGCGCGCGGCGGGCGCCCCAGGAGGTCGGCCATCTGGATCGTGTGGCGGACAGCCAGGCGCGTAGCATCATCGATGTCACGCTGCAGGACGCGGGCATGCTCCGATAACCAGGTCGACGGCCCAGGGCCTACAGGGTCAAACTCCGGGACCGGCCGTCCCGGGAAAAACTTGATTTCGAGGGTCGCGCCGGCCAGGTAGGTGGACCGCAGTTGCTCCAGGAACACCGCCAGCAGCCCCAGCGACAGCGCCGAGACAATGGAATCCTCATCCTGCTCGTTGATGTAGCGCTCGATCTCAGCCACGACAGCGGCATCCGTCACCGACCTGACCCGGTCCAGGTACGCCCTCTGCAACGCCGGCTCCTTTCCCTCGATTGCGCGTAGGATCTCGGCTTCGGTCATACCGTGAATACCGCTGGCATCGGGCACCGCAACACCATGATCGGCGCCAAGAGATCGTTGATGACCCCGATGAAGGGCTTGTTGGGCTGCTCGTCGCCTTCGGCTGGGCCGAAGAACTCGGTTTCGAGCGGCCCGACCTTGGCGCGTTTCACCGCGGTGGTCGCAACGTAGTCCGGATTCAGGCTGCCGGGCTTCAACAGTTCGCGCAGCGCGGCCTCGTAGGTGGCCTGCTCGACCTCCCGCGGCACCTCATCAGCCGGAACGGGCTCCCCGTCACGGTCAACGGCGCCTACGCGCGGCCATTGCAGTGCTTGGGCTCGCCCTCCGGCTTTCTTGCCAGGAAAGACCAGCACGCATTCAGAGACCGGCTGTTGGGTGCCGAGGCCGTCGATGTAGGCTGATGCCCGGGCCAGCGCTGCTTCCTTGTCGGCCTCAGCAGCAGCCGCCCAGGCGGCATTGCCCCGGGCCTGGTGGTAGGCATCAGCACCAGCCACGGTGCCGTAGTAGGCGTCAGCCACGGTACAGCCCCATGCGCAGCCCGATGCCGCAGAGACCGAAACCGCTAACGGAGAGAACCCAGAGAGAGCCGGACTTGGTGAACTGCAGCGGTCCGAAGTGCCAGTAGATGGGGCTCATGCAGAATCCTCGAATAGGTGGGCCATCCTGGCCCGGTCGACCATCCGTGAGGCGGGTATTACTGCTGCTCGGCCTGCTTGTCGGCCAGGGCCTTCTGGAGTTCTTCCAGGGAGGCATCAGGACCAGCCGGCACTCCGAGGGCGGCCAGTTGCTCGATCAGCGCTTGTTTCTGAGCCGCTTCGTCAGCGGGCAGCGTGGCCTTGGCCTTGACCTCTGCCAGTTTCGAAACCAGGGTCTCGGTCTTGCTGTTGGCGCCGGCATTCACGCCCAGGGCCTTCAGCTCGGCGAACAGTTGCTGGCGGTACGCCTCTTCGCCGCCCTGGTCGTCTCCGCCCTCGCCGCCTTCGACCACCAGCACGCCGGTGAGCACGTAGAAGGCAAGGTTCTTGCGGTCCTTGATCTCGTCCCACTCGGGCACGTCAACAGACGCGCCCGGCGGGATGACCACGCCGCTCGGCAGGCCGATGGGGGTGATGCGGTTGGTATTGGTGATGAGCGCCATAGTCCACCCCCGTCAGATGCCGTCGGTGTAGCGGACTTCCGCCGGACGACGGATATCCACGCCACCGAGGCGGAAGATGCCGGGAACTTCCCAACGGATCGGGCCGGCCTGGTACACCGGGCGGAAGCGATGCGGCATCGGGATGTGCATTTTCAACACCGAAGGATCACGGCGGTAAGTGATCATGCGCGCAGTGCCGCCAGCGCCGGCGGTATCCAGGCCATTCAACCCCTTGATCAGGAGAGGTCGGCCGGTTTGGGCGGTGTACACGTTGTTGCGCTGCAGGTAGGTCAGAATCGATTCCAGGCCCTGCTCGTTCACCTTGCGGGTAGCCAGCAGCAAGAACTTGCTGTACGGCAGCAACAGGGTGTCAGAGAACGCCGTGAACAGCGTGCCCTGTGCCTGCACGGTAAGCGCGGTGTTCACGTCTGCCAGGATCTGGTCGGCGGTCGCGGTGGACCAGTTGCCGGTCACTGCGGTACCAGCGGTGACGCCTGGGAAGTTGAACAGGCCAGAGAATCCTTTGGAGCTGTCGCCCAGCAGCGCGACACGGTCCACCATCTCCTCGTAGGCGCGGCGTGCGGCCATGGCGTCGTCAGCAGTCAGGTTGATGCCGAGCATCTGCGCCTGGCTGATCTCCTCCAGGCCGTAGCCGTAGCCGATACCTGCCATGTGAACCTGGGTCTCGAACTTCGAGCGATCAGTGCTGGCCAGCGGGATGTCATCGGCGTTGCCGTTGATCCAGTCGGCCCGACCGACCTTGTCGGCCGAGTAGTAGGTGATGCTCTTGATCCACTCGGGAGCGGAGGTATCGACCGGGATCAGTTGCGGATACTGGATATCCGGGTAGACGATCTCGTTGACCTGGCGCTCGATGTAGGTGGTCTGCGAGACCACGAAGCCCAGGGCGGCCTGGGCGTCGAGCAGCTTGAATCGGCTCATGGTTTCTCCTTAGCCCAGGCGGACTTGAGCGAGTTGATTGGTGCCAGTGGTGCTGGTGTCGAAGCGCGCCCCGGCGACCTGCACGTTGTCGGTCGCGACGTTGGTCCAGGCGCCGGTGGCCGGCACGAAGTAGACCGGATCGCCTGCGGCAACCTGCACGGAAGCGGTCACCCAGATAGCGCCCTCGGTCATGACGCGGGCCGACTCGTACTGGCTGTACTGGTTAGCCTCGGCCTTGACGGAGCGGTCGCGGACGCTGATGCCGACGAACTTCGCGGCGGTATCGCCAGTAGTCGGCGCACGGCCGGCCTTGTCGGCGGTTCCCTGCATGACCGGGATGCCGAACGCCAGGCCAGCAGAGGCCTCGACAGTGCGAGAGATCAGGGTCTTCGGGACTTCGTCGACGATCATTCCCGGCAGGCCGGGGCGGATGTTCGCGCTGTAGGTGGTTTGAACGGCGGGCATTATTTGTCACCTCCTTTCCAGGCGCCGTTAACACGGGCCTCGTAGGCCGCCTGACCGTTGTCAGCCGGGTTCGTCGGCTTGCTGTCCTGTTGCTTCAGATGGACACGCACCGGGTCGTTACTGGCGGCATCCTCGAGCAGGATGTCGAATCGGGCGGCGATGTACGCCTCCGGCTTGTCCTTGATGGCGGCGTCGCCCAGCTTGGCCACGACAGCCGCCTTGCGGATCTCGGCGGCGGACTTGCCGGCATAGTCGCCGTCAGCGATCAGCATCGCGCTGGCGATCAGGTCGGCGCGCTCACGCACCAGTTTGTCGATGTCGGCGTCGCTCAGTACCTTGGCCTTCAGCCCATCGATTTCGGCGTCCTTCTTCGCCAGTTCGGCGTCTTTCGCTGCCATCGCGGTGGCGTGGGCGTCTTGGATGGTCTTGAGGTTCGCCCCGGCGTCGCCGAGTTGCTTCTGCAGCTTCTCGACGACCTGGGCGCCCTGCTCGGTGGTCTCGATCGTGAGGCCATCGACCAGGAGTTTGCGGAGTGCATCAGCCATGTCATGGCCTCCTGTGGGGGTTGTTTGCGCAGGTTTCTTGGCGCCGGGGGTGCGCGAATCCCCGATGCGCAGTTGCTCGCCGCCCCTGGCGTGATCGACCAGAGCGAGGTGGTTCATTCGCATCGGGCCAAGCCGGGCGTCGTAGGTCTCGCCGGTGGGGGTCACCCCATCCTCGAAAATGACCTCTGCCTCGAGCCCCATGGATAGCTCGCGCTTTCCTGCCTCGTAGTCGCGGATCGCATCGGCATCCATCAACACCAGAGGCACGCGCACGAAGTCGCCGTCTCGCAGGACCTCCGAGCCGGTCTGGCCGATGGCGAGCTGCTTCCAGTTCTCAGCGGTGACCTCGCCGTGGTGGCCGTTGGTCATGGGACGGTAGGCGTAGGAGCGCATGGCGTCCTCGGCGAAAACCGATTCCGGTGGCCGGTACACGCGGACAATGGGTATGTCGGGCTTGCCGACCTCGGAACCCAGGTATTCCTGGATGCCAGTGCGCGCTACCCGGGCATCGGCCACGAGGTAGCCGTCAGCGGTCCGGCGAACGCCGGACACCGACACGGAGTCATGAAGAAGCATCGTTATTCCTCGTCGAGGCGATCCGCCCAGCCCCCGTCGATCTCCTCGAAGACCTCCGGGCCGAGTTCGATGACGCCGCGGTACGGCTCAACCTGGTCAAGGTCGACGCTGCCGGGCTGGTAGGTGAATGTGATATGTGGCTGGTAGTCCGGCCAGTCCCAACTGGCGCCGGCATCGCGAATTTCGACGTGCCGCCAGGTCAGGTCAGAGGAGTTGAACAGCAGAACCACGGCCCCTTTGCCGAACTGCTCGACCAGGCGCGGGCCGCCGGCGGAACAGGTCAGGTTTCCGTTCGGCTTGACCGTCCAGGCCTGGGTGACCTTCATCCAGTCGACGGGCGTCCGGCTGTAGGCGATGGTGACGTGCAGGTCGTCGGCCGGGAGCGTGGTCTCGAAGCCCTGGTCCTTAGCCCAGTCAATGATCGCGCCGGCGTTCAGCACCCGGCGCGAGACGTACAGCGTGCGAGGTGCCGCGTCGTTCAGCGCCTGGCTGGACGATCCGTTGCCACCCTCCTCGTCCTGCTCGCCCTCGGGCACTTCGGAGCCGAACTCCTCCAGCGCCGACTCCAGACCGGGCATCACGCTGTTCTCGACCAGCAGGGTCTCGGCAGCCTTGCTGAGCGCGTCCTCGGGGAAGAGCCTTGTCTCGGCGATGGTCTTGATAGTCTCGGCGGTGATCTTCCCGATGTCCGCCCGCTCCTTCGCCGTGGTCTGCCAGAGGCTGTTCCAGACGTAATGGATCTCCGGCGGTCGGCTGCCCAGCGCGGACCGCACCAGGCACTCGTCCAGCACCGACATGGCCGGCGTGATGTCCAACTCCTGGCTGGACTGGATGCGGTCGTAGTAGTTACGCAGGTCGGCCTCACCAGTGGAGTTCATGCCGGCGGGTGACTGGCTGAGCATGCGCGTTGCCGGAATATCGGCAGCGCCGCAGCCCGCTTGCATGAAGCGGTCCATGATGTCCGGCAGCGTGCCGAAGTTCGCGGATTTGCTGTCGTACTCCTCGTCCTTGTCCAGCATCAGGGTGCCATTGATTCCCTTCGCCATGGCCGCCAGACGCATGCGCTCCAGCACCAGCTTCTCGTACTTCGGGTCCTGCATCCCCTGCATGAAGTCGGGGATACGGATCACGTCGACCTTCGCTTCGAAGATGAGGCTGGCCACGTTGGCCATGGTGCTGTCGATCTGTTGGATGGCCTCGAACACGGCCTGCAGGACCGAGTCTCCCCAGCCGAACTGATTGCCACTGGCCAGGTCCTGGTCGGGGATATCAGCTCCGGTGAAGATCACCAGCCGGGACGGGTGAATCTCGATCGCGCTGCCGCCGAGCCGGTAGGCCTTGGGCTTGCCGTAGTTCGGTGACATGACGTCGCGATCCAACTCAGTGGCCGACAGGTCGCGCCGGCTCATCACCGTCAGATACTTGATGCCGCCGGCCTTGACCCGATCAGGCACCAGCGGCTTGCTGGTGTCGATGTCGCCCGTGCCGATAAAGATCGCTGCGCCACCCCAGAGCCGCGCCTTGGACAGAGCGTCCTTGGTGCGAGCCTGGACCTGAAGGCGCTTCTCCTCGGCCTCGATCTTCTCGATCTGCGCCTTGCTGGCTTGCCATGCCCGCCAACGCCTGGTCGCATCCTTCGCCGGGATATCGACCACCTTGCGCGGGAACCAGGCGCCGCGATACGCGTTGTGCAACTGCTCATCGGTGAGCACGACCGGCGCGTAGAAGTTGCCGGCGGCCTTGTCTCGCTCCGTGCCCAAGTTGGCCACGAAGTTGACCAGCTTGTCAGTGAGGAAGCGCCTTACGCCCATTAGGAAACACCTGCGAGGGAATACTTCGTGATCGGGTATTCCTTGTGGATGAAATAGCCACCCGCGTCATTGGGGTGATCGATGTCGGCGGACTTGTCCGGCTCACCGTTGGCGCCCCACACCTGCTGTTCCAGGGCATCGGCGTAGGTCGGGCAGCGGTCGGGATTGACCCGATACCGTCGCTCGCCCTTGGCGTTGCAGAACATGGCGTTCATGGAGTTGATCCGGTCCTTGACCGGCGGGTTGGCGGCCGGAGCCGATACGACGAAGCCGGCCTGCTTGAGCAGCGCGATATCGGTCTCGCTGGCCCGGACGGACTTGCGAGAGTCGCCGGAGGCGTCGGGGTAGATCCTGATCTGGCGGGTCGGCCGATAGTCGCCGTCGGCGTACAGCCAGAACCGCTCCTTGATCTGGCGGATCATGTCCGGGGTGTCGTACCCGTTGACGATCTCGTCGACCGCGTGCGGCAGGCCCAGGCGCTTCACATGCACGACGGCGGCCATCTTGCCGACGTTGAAGTCCATACCCACGAATATCGGCTCGCCTGGCTGAACCGTCTCCTGCGAGGCGTTGAGAGTGCGGTCGTAGGCGGTGTAGATGGTGCCCGACGTCAGGTTGACGAACTGGCCGCGCAGGTACGCCGCGATCAGTTGCGGCGGGTACGACTCCATCAGGGAATCGATGTAGTCGTCCGGAAGGTTCGCCTCGTTGTCGTAGGTGCTGGCCTGGACCAGGCCATACAGGTCCTGCAGGTGCGGCTTCTCGCGCAACTGCTTCACGAACTGCTGGAATACGAACTTGAAGCCCTCCGGGGTGGTGGTGACGTCGACACGGTTGCGCAGGCCGTCCACCTTGTAGCGCATCCGCGCGATGATCTTGCGCCAGGCCTGCTGGGCCTTGATCAGCGACAGTACGTCGAGCTCGTCCACCAGGGACCGGCCGACCTTGAAGCCGACGATGGTCTGCGGCTTCTCCATGGAGCGACAGATGATCGTCGTGCGGTAGGCGCTGCCGCTGTAGAGGTGAACCTCGTGATTCGCCTGATTGATCTTGGTCCGCAGCCCCCAGTCGAAGGCCACCTCCTCCATCGTCGGATAGAAGATGTCGCGGATTTGGGCGTAGGTCGGCGCGAAGTAGCCGGCGTTGATGCGCGGCCACTCCCAAGCGTGTTGGGCGAGGCCTGAGCAGCCCACCCACGTCTTGCCGGAGCCGAACCCAGCGACAAAGCCGCAGAACTTGTGCGGAAGCGCCAGGAACTTTGCCTGAGGCACGTTAAGCGTCGGCATCGCGCACCCTCGCATCGATGATGGTCACCGCGATGCTGGTCGGCGGCGCTTCGTCCTCGGGGTTTTCCAGCAACTTCAACTCGGCGCGCTTCTTCGCCACGTCCAGGCGCTTGAGCTCCAGGTCCAGCGCAGCCGACTCGGTGCCGACGTGCCGGCTCAGCAGCTCCAGGTTGCGGAGCTTGTCCGGCCACTTGACCTTGCGGAGCACGCCAGCGATGCGGCGGTCGTCACCGCGGCCCTCGAACAACTCGGCGATCTCGATGCCGGACAGGAACTGGCGCCAGGCCTTGGGCCAGTCGCGGATCGACCGGAACGATCCGTCATCCTCGAGGATGTCGAGTACGTCCATCTCGTCGATCTCGCGCAGGCGCCGGACGACGTAGTCGGCTGAGACCTCAGTGCGCTTCGACCGCTCCGCCATGGCCTGGGCGATCGCTTCGGCCACCTCGGGTACACGGAGCAGCTCGTAACCGATTTCTGCCGCTCGCCTAACGCTGTAGTCAGCGCGGATTGCTGCCTGCGTCGCGTTGAGGTCGACCAAGTACTCCTCGACGAACCGGCGCCGCTTCTTGTTCAGCGCCATCTTGTCGCACCTTGATGAAGACTATTTTCTCAGTGTGGGCTTGAAAGGCATCATTTCGACATCACATCCATTTCTCACCATCAACAAAAGGAAGCTGTGATGTCTCTCTCTTCTCTCGCTCAGTCCATCGTCAATGCATCCGAATGGAGCCATGACGATCCCCAATGCCGCCGGGCGCACGCCGTTGCTGCTGCTGCTGAATTAGTAGCAGTGAAGCTCTCCGGAGCCACTAATCGCACTGTCACCGACGCTTCCGAGGACCTCAATGTGATTGCGGACAACATCCAAGCCGCGCTGAGGAACGTCTGATCAAAAGGGGCCGCACTCAGATGCGGCCCTTTCCTCTCCGCTCTGCCCCGTCCCAGTGGTCGCTCCAGTCGATACGGATGATTCGCGCAACGTTGCCGCGCGCCTTGAAGACCAGAACGGCCAGCACGATCAGGATGATCAGCAGCCAGGGAGATAGTGCCGGGTGGTAGTTCCCGCGCAGCGTGTCGAGGAAGAACGTGAGGGAGTAGCAGCCCGAGCCAACGGACAGCAGGTAAGCCAGTAGCGAAACGCCAGCACGGTAGCGTGCACCCTGCCGGCGGTAGCTGGCGATGCGCACACAGATCGCGCTGCAGATCACTGCAGCGACCAGGGACCACGGATCAACCATTACGGCCATCTCGATCATCTCGACCTCCAAAGCGGCCCGCAATGAAGCGGAACCAACCCGGCGTCTTCCCCCCCTGCACCCACTCCAGCAAGCTGATGCCCAAATAGACGCACAACAGGGCGCCGACGCCGGCCACAAGGCCAGAAGTCTCCACCCACTGCTTACCGACGAACTCGCCGGCGATGTAGTAGCCGAAGATCCAGGACACCAGGAAGTACCCGACGCGGGAGAAGACCGAGAGGTCTTTCGCCTGGACCACGAAGAACATGGCGCCAGCAAAGGCACCGATGATGGCGTTGATGTCGACGCCCAGCAGGTAGCCGCCGCCGAATCCGACGGCGCCAGCTACTGCGATGGCTCCGCTTTCGGACATGGGGCAATCTCCAAATACCACAAAAGTGTTGTAATACCACAAATCTGTTGTATAATGGACCCATCCGAACAACAGAGACGAGGTGATGAAGTTCAGCGAATTCAGACGATGGTTGAGGGCCCAAGGGGTGACCTTCGAAGCCGGCAAGGGAAGCCACTTCAAGATCACCGCCCCGAACGGCAAAACGACCACCTTCGCGGACCACGGAGCTAAAGAAATGCCTGAACCGACCCGCAAGGCGATCATCAAGCAACTGGGGCTCTAAGAGCCCCCTCGCCTGCACGCTGAACGATCACCCCGAGGAGTGACCATGTACGACTATGCAATCCGATTCGAACAGGACGACAGCGCGCCTGGCGTCGCCGTTTTCTGCCGAGACCTGCCGGAGCTGAACAGCTTCGGTGACGACCGCGAGCACGCGATCCGTGAGGCGCTGGACGCCATCGAGACGACCCTGTCGCTCTACGTTGATGCGCGCAAGCCGATCCCGGAAGCAACTCCGCCAGAGGAAGGCGAACACGTCGTGCATCTGCCGGCCGTCACCGTGGCGAAGATCGCGCTGTGGAACGAGATGATGAAGCGCGGAATGCGCAAGTCTGACCTGTGCAAGCTCCTGGGAATCGCCCAGACCCAGGGTGATCGCCTGGTGGACTTCCTTCACAACACCAAGATGGAAGCGCTTGAACAGGCCCTTGCCGCCCTGGACACGAAGCTCAGCGTCCGCACCTATTACGGCAACCAGGTGGTCAAGCTCCGGTACATAGCCAATACGGCGCGAGGCCGTGTTCTGGTGATTCCTGGGGACGCTGACCCGAAGGCGCTTCCACGTCAGTACGAATGGCTGCAGGAAGCACCCTGCAGGATCGAAGATTCGATCGACGAATTCGAAGTCGGTGCCAGGTACGCGATGTGGAACGTGGAGGAAGCGGTGAACGCGATCCAGTCCCGCGGCTACTTCAGCTTCTGGCTGGAGACAACGTCAGGCCCCCGAAGCGCCTCGCGCTGAAACGAAAAACCCCGGCTCGATGGCCGGGGTTTTTGCTTGTTGGGTCGTGCGGGTGTAACTGTGCACAGTGGCAAAACGATACCCAAATGCTCGCCAAATCGTCAAGCGACCTGTTTCAGGCGCTCCCGCTGGGTCCAGTAGGCAGCCACGCGGTCATGGTATCGCTGGTGCACCTCGGGCAGTTCCAGGACGTCATCGCCCCACTCTGCCCGGTAGGCCTCTCCGTACCGCTTCATCCTCGCCGCCCAGGCTGCCAGCTGGTGGTCTGACATTCCGCGCAGGCGCTCGGCCAGGCGCTGCTGGTGGTGCTCACGGCGCTGGGCATACAGCTCGGCCCGAGCCTCGGCGACCACGTCCCGGTCGTTCTCCAGCCAGCGCCAGCCCGGCCCCTTCCGGAGCCCGCTCTGCTTCGCTACCACCTCGGCCACCGGCTTCAGCGCTTGGGCGTCCAGCTTGTCGACGTGCCGCGCCAGCCGCTCCCAGGTACTGGCGTAGTCCCGAGCCCAGTGGCTGGGGTCGACGCGGCAGCCCAGACGCTCCTCGATGAACAGGCAGACCTCGCCGGGGCCCAGCGTGTCCCGGCCATTCACCGCCCGCTTGTGCGAGTTGATCGCCGCCAGCGCCATCCAGTATGCCCGCTCGCCCTGGCGCTGTGTGAGCTGTCCGAGCCCAGCGCCGATCCAGACCAGGCCATGGGCAATCGCCACGTCATCGCCCGTCGCCAGCGGCGAGTACAGCGTGTGGCCGAAGTGCTGCAGCGGCTTCGGCAGCGAGCGGATGGCAGCCTGCACCAGGCCGGCGGCAAGCATGTGGGCGCTACGCCCATTGGTGTCCTTGCGGTCGGGGTGCGTCTCGTTGGCCACCCGACCCTTCTTGCCCAGCGCGGCCTTGTCGGCCGCCACCGCCAGCACTGAGCTCCGACTCTCGTAGAAGGCGTCGTGCCAAGCCTGGCGCGCGCTGATCAGTCTCATTTCGACTCTCCCCTGTGGTTTTCTGTGGTCACTGCTCGCCCTCGCGGAGAGGGACGACTTTCACTCGCACGCCTGGCGTTTCGCCGTAGCGCTTCCCCACCACCGCCTTCACGACCTGGACGTCGTCCTTCCAGACAACGCCGTTCAGGCCGTCGTAGATCGCCTTGATCACGTTGTCCATGTCGGGCTTCTTGGTGGGGTACAGGCCGCCGGCCAGGGCCAGCGACTTCCGCTTTTTCGACATCGATTGAGGGATGCTGAGCGCGATGTCGAGCTCGACCAGCACTGGGCCCTCGAACAGCGCGCGACCTGCCATGGCCTGCTGTCCGCTGTGCGCGATCAGCCCCTCGTAGTTCGCCGTCTTCGCCGGCGTGAACATCCTGGCGTGGGCGCCGACGCGACCGATACGCGGTCTCCCCTTCCCCACCGGCTCGCCGGGTACGGTGAACATCACCGGGCGGAGGTCATGCATCACGGCGCACCTCCGGCGCTTTCCGGCGCATCTTGGCCAGCAGCAGTTCCCGCGCCTGGGCGCCACTGAGCCCATCCAGGCCCTGGGCCTGCATCCGCCGGCGGAGCTGCTGTTCGGCTTCATCCTCGGCCAGGTCCAGCAAGCTCTTCCCGGTGTCATGCTCGATCGCGTGGACGATGGGCTGGCTCAGCGGGATGTTGTTTGCCCACCGCCGGACCATCTCGGCGTAGTGGAACCCGAAGCGCTTGCGGAGGCGATCGTCGTTCACCTCGCCGGTGCGCAGATCGAAAACGCCGGTGGCCTCGGCGGCGGCCTTGACCACCTGGTGGCGGTAGCGGCGCGCCAGAGCCTGGTTGAACGCGGTGTCGTGGTCCGGGAGACCGAGCGACTCCGGCTGGACGCTCAAGCAGAGCTCCCGGAATGTCGGCGCCGCCGGCGGCCAATCGAACCGGCTGCCCATGAACGTCAGCATGTTGAGCCCGTGGGCGAGTTGCTGGCCGGTCAGCCCCTGGAGCACGGTAGCCCAGGCGCCGTCAGGGTTCGGGTTGTCGCCAAAACTCGACGTCCAGCGGTGCCCGTACATCTCGGTCATCTTCACCCAGAGCCGTTCCAGCAGCCTGTCGGGCAGCCTCGTTGGCTGCGACGATGGCGTTGACGCGGTCGACGGCTGAGCGAGGGCCTTGTCGATGAGAGAAGCCGCGCTTGGCGGCACGATGGCCGGCTTGGCCTTCGGCGTTTCCTGCTTGGTTTCCATAGCTGCTCCTGTTCTGGTCGAAGCGCTGGTTGCGGAGGAGGTTCTGCGCAAGTTCGTGTTCCCACTGGCCCTGGGACTGATACTTCTCGGGGCGGTTGATCCAGTAGCTACGGAACTCGAGGAGATCCTCGTCGCGTAGCTGGTAGTTCTTCATGCCGTTACGGGTCAGTGTCGCGGGCCAGCCCCTGGCGCTGGGTAGCCAGGCGTCATGCATGGGGAATCGCTGTCCGGGCTGCGGGTCCTCGCGCGGTGGAGTAGTAGGAGGAATATCGGATACCGGAGGTGTGCCCACTTTTTCACTTTCACCCCCTCCCACATATCTGCCCTCTTTTTCCGGGAAAGCCGCGTAGTTACTGGGCTCCGACCCTTCCACATAACTGCCCGCTTCATCTGCCCACTTAGTGCCCACTTTTTTTCGGACGGATTGATCCCGTGAAGCCTTCGGCAACTCAAAAATCAGGCGTCTTTCGGCCAGATTGGGGCCCACCAGCCCCACCTTCTGCAGCCAGACCAGCGCCCGCCGCAGTTCCTTTTCAGAGGGCTCCCCGCCCTTGATGCCCTGGTGCGGCTCGACGTAGAGCTCCTCGGCAATCGACTTCCAAGAGATCCCTCGCCGCTCTCCGACAATGCCTGTTGCGAAGTCCATGAACGGGCGCAGGGCGAACACGTAGATCTCGCGGGCAAGCATGGGTAGGCCGCGGAGCGCCTCCCGCTCCTCGTCGTTGATCTGGAAGGACGGCACGGATCACCCTTCGCCCGCCAGAACCGACTTGGCCATCCGGCTCAGCGTGGTGCATTTCGCCGCAGTGGAGTCCAAGGCGTTGATCAGGTCCGGAAGGAACTGGCCATCCCGCGCATCGAGGACCATGTCGTCGAAGACCCTGGTGCCAACGCCGGCGACATCACCGAGGCGTCGCATCAGCGCGCCGAACACCTTCATGGCGTCCATGCCCTCAGCCACGACCGGCCGCACCGGGAGCAGGCCGTACCGGCCGGACAACTCCAGCAGCGCGCGTTCGCGCCAGGGTTGCTCCAGTGCCTGTACCCATGACTCTTCAATCCAGGCCGGGATCTCGACGTCGCCGTCGAGCCAGCGCTCCACCCGCTTGCTCCAGTTCTTGTAGATCCGGGCGTAGTCCACGTGGCTGGTGGCCGCGCCTTCCAGGGCCTTCAGGTCCGGGTAGTCCTTGGCGCGGCAGCGTTCCGGCGCCCGCAGGTTCAGTTCGATGTTCAAGCGTTCGGCGAACCCGTCCTGCGACATGCTGGTCCGGGCGATCATGTCCTCGGCGATGGCGATCAGCACGGCATCGCGGGTTTCGTGTCGAGGATTCGACGTATGCATGGTGGCCCTCCTGGGCGAAGCTATTGGCATCCGATCAACCAGCAGGAAGTCCCCGTCATGGATGACCTTCAACGAAAACCGTCGCTCTTTGCGATCAGCCGGCCTCTTGGAGGTGCGCGAGCTGCTGCTCAGGCGTCAACTCGGCATGCATGAGGTCAATTGCGGAACCCACGGAGTAGCTGGGGTTCTCGATGGCGCCCTTACTGATGCGAAAGATCGTGGAGGGATCGCAGCCAGCTCGCTCCGCGATGGCGCGGTAGGTCTTGCGGGCGGCCAGGAGGTCTTTGACCTTCGTGGCCAGGGTGGGGGTAGTCATGTGCATGCTCCTCTGGAGATATGCACAGTCTATGCATTGCCGCATAACTGTCAACGCATAAATGGACTCTTCCCCTATGCACAAGGCATTGGCAGCATTGCATCCATGCAAAAAAGTACGATCCAGCACATCCTGGCCGCCCTTCTGGCGGAGCATGGAATATCCCCGACGGAGCTCAGTCGCCGCACTGGCGTCGGGCAATCCACCATTTCCCGAATCCTTAACGGCAAGATCGCCACGCCCAAGGATGAACAGGTCTACCCAATCGCCGAATACTTCGGTTTGAGCACAGACCAATTGCGCGGCAGGGTGTCAATTGGCACTGCGCCTATCCCCGCAGTCGTTCGAGAGCCTGAGGCGACGATGGACGGTCCGATTGAGGTCTGGGACGACAGCACGCCTCTCCCTTCTGATGAGGTGCTAGTCCCATTCCTTAAGGAGGTAGAGTTGGCCGCAGGAAGTGGCAAGATGTCGGTCGAGGTGAATTCGAGGCGTAGCCTGCGCTTCGGGAAGTACAGTCTGAAGAAGCAGGGGGTAGACCCTGCCAATGCACGATGCGTGACTATTACGGGCAACAGCATGGAGCCGGTACTCCGTAACGGCGCAACTGTCGGGGTCGATGTCGGCAATACCCGGATCGTTGATGGAGACCTCTACGCGATCAATCACGGCGGCCTACTCCGCGTCAAACAGACTTACCGGCTGCCGGGCGGAGGCATCCGACTTCGCAGCTTCAACCGCGACGAACATCCCGATGAGGAATACTCACAGGATGAAATTGTCGCTCATGAGATCGAGATCATCGGCCGTGTGTTCTGGGGCGCGATGTTCTTCTGAAGGCGCTTGCGCGCCCAGTGGCAGGCCGGATGGATGATGAACAACTGACCGCTCTGCTCCTGGCCGTTGAGGTCCTCGACGAGCGTGAGAGCGTCATCCGCCAGCGCCTGCTCTACCAGGAAAAGATCGACATCCTCGTGGCGGTCCAGCAGCACGGTGCCGGCGCGATCGCCACACTCACCAAAGGCGATCAGGTCATCTACGACCGAGACGCCGAGGCGACCGCCGGCCCCGACCAGGATTTCCTGGACTGGGCAATCTTCCGCTCGCCGCCGGGCACCCGTGCTGATGGCCTGATCTACGATGGCCCTGAAACAATCCAACTGCTCGCCATGGATCATTCCTACCCAGGCCGCGCAGTGATCGGTAGCTACTCTCCATTCAAGGACCTGGCGGCGTACGAAACGAAGGGCGAATGCCGCGACGAATCCTTTCTCCGTGCTCAAGAGCTCTTCGCTGTGCTTGCCATAGCTACTCCACTTTCCGTTTTGGAGCAGCATGGTCGCATCACAACGGACTTCACTTACCCTCCGCTCGTACCAGGCCTGAAAGATGGGCGCCAGGGTACGTGGCTACCGCGCACAATGCCGAACTTCGAGGAGTTACGCCTGCGATGCATGGGCAGAGGTGCTACACCCTGGCCGAGAAACGGCGGTGATTACCTGCGATTTCTCTTGTTTGTAAAACGGATCATGGCCTGCCCGTTGAGCGATACCGACAAGGTCAACCTAATCCACCGTTCCGCATTCTTCTTGGGTGAGGATGGCCACTCCTTCGGCCGCTTCATCGACTTCCACGGTGGGCCTGACGCCCTACTTCGCCAACTCCACCACTAGTCCCTCCCTTCCCTCTTGAAGCCCGCCTAAGCGCGGGCTTTTTCGTTCATGCATATCCGTGCGCATAAAAAATTGCATCAATGCATTGACATGCATATGCGCTGATGCATAATTCATCCAACGCCAGCAACACACCGCTGGCCAGGCCACCGAGCCGACCGCTCTTTCGACAATTTGGGAACCCATGCCGGCCTCTGGTTGCCGGCCAGGCTCAAGGCTGACGCGACGCATCTGGAATCGCGCGCCGAGGGTCTGCACTGCTCACGCTCCCTGCCAGGGTCACTCAGATGGTGGCTTTGTACCTGGTACCGCCGAAAGGTGGGGAACACAGCGAACAGGCGCCGAAAGCGCTTGCAGTGAGGACAGAAATCATCGCCCAGGCGCAGGTGGCGGGTAACAGCGTCCGAGCAAGAAGACTGCGACGTTCGGCATGCCGGCTGAGCGGTTCACAGATACACCAGAAGCACCACCCGCGGGTTGTAGAAGCCCAGTAGGCGAACGCGGTAGGGAACATCACTGAGCAGCCTTGGAAACAGGGCTGCTTTGGATGTACCCAAAGCAACGCAAGGAAACGAAAATGGCCCCATTCCGACCAGGCCAATCAGTGATCCTTAAGAACCCGAGAGGACCGGAAAAGCCGGGCGTAGTAATCGGTTCAATCCACCTCGGCAACGGCAGAGGCCGTGGAGAATTTCTCCTCCTCGTCGTCGAGGGCAGGACACTCAAGGCACGTGCAGGCCGCGTAAGAGCCGTCTAGTCAGTAATACCATTGTGAAGCTGACTCCAGAATCGCGAGGCGACCTCGCCTGGAGCAATCTGCTCGATACTGGTAGAACTGCAGGATGACTAAGCACCCTGCAGGTTTACGAGAAAGACGGCCGATTATGGATAGTCGTGGGGCCAAGACCAGATTGGAGTGGTGTCCAGAGGACCATGCTGACCGGGAATCACCTTCGGTGGTTTACTTAAAGAGCCGCGCTTAAGAGTCCAAAGAAGGGTCGGCTGACTCAAAAATAGTTTACCAGTGTTGGTAAACTTAAGGTACGCAGGCATTCCAGTCGCAGTGTGAGTATGCCAAAGAGCGGTAGTTCCTTTGTAGATAACAAAATTTCCATCCTCTTGCACTACTGCTCTATCTGCACCCATAGTGTAGGTAGCCCAAATAACCACTTGAGGGTTGATCTGATAGATCACTAGGTTGCCATCTCCCTGAAACGCTAGGCGATAGTTTCCATTGATGTATTCGGTACCAGGAACCATTACCGTACCTGTGGGAATAATCTTGTTTTTCACGCCAACCTCAGGGCGAGAAAGAACTATCGACCCCCACTTCGCTTCGTCAGAAAATATACCGAAGTCCCCATCATCTTGAAGATTCAGGTACGCCTCATCCTTGAACTCTTCAAACAGATATGCAGTGTATACATTACTAGACCATGCCACCTGCCCAGCCTTATTGTAAAGGTTAAGGTTAAACTCCATTACCGCCTTCGCACCCGGCCCCACCGGCGTTGTATTCCAGATAGGCTTGGTTCCATCCTCGTAAAGGACCAAGTTGCCATCCGCTTGCATGACCAATTTGTATTTCCCATTCGGTGAGGTGATGAACTGTCCATCACGAATCACCTGACGTGGAGCAAGAGAGCTTGCCATTTCATGCCTCCTTTTGTTTGGAGACTTCATGCTAGACAGCAGAGTTTAACCGTTCAACAGCTTTATTTATTTGGATTAAAAAATTTAAACTCATATAAATAAACAAGAAATCAAATTACCCGCCTACCCCATAGAACCACGCTGCCTGTGTTCTGAACCCATGCAGAGCTGGCTCTAACAGTAGACTGGACGCTTCATCAAGCTCATCCCCCAACAGCCTTAGCATTTTAATATTTTGCAATTCAAAAAACGCCTCACCATCTGAAATTATGATTCTGGCTCTTTCCATATTTGCATCCAACTGCTGTGACCAACGTGAAAACTCGGCCAGCCTCCTAAGGCTTAACTGATCAACGCTATTCACATCCATATTACGCAATTCCTCAGCCGGGGATAATATCTCTTGTCTGAGTGCTTTATGGAGATCATTGGTCCAGAACTTTAGACCAGCGATTTGGCCAGCCACTACCTTTTTCTTGGGCCATCCCTTTGCCAGCCACGCCTCAAAAGTCTGCACCTTCCCATCTACGCTTTCCTTCGCCTCATGGACATACAGACGCTCTGCCTCTTCCCGAGTCATGGGAATACTAGCACCTAGAACCGCATCATTGACCTTACTGCGATTAATAAGAGCACGAACGACATTAGGATGGCACTTATTTAGAATTATTTTTAACTTTGACACTCGCTCAGCCGCAAGCTTTAGTTCATCCAGCTCTCCCCACAACTCCTGAACGCGAGATTTAACAATATGAAACTGTTCTAAATTCCGTTGATAGGCCTGCTTCTTTCTATACTGGCTCGTCTTCTCGGTGAATATTGCTCCTAAGTGTTTTTTTCCACAGACATTTCCTATGTTCGTTTCCAGACCATCTGTGGTGCTAATCAGATAGCCGCGCCGATGCGGAGTACGGCAGTTCCGAATCCCACACTTCACAGACTTGGTATCCGGAAATATGTATGCACCAAGAATCTCTAAAAGCTCTCTGCCGGTTTTTTCACCAAAATCCAAAACCTCTCGATAGTCAGGCCGATCAAAAAAATCTTCCGGAGATTTGATTTCTAAAGACATCAGCACACATCCCTTCGACTAGTAGGCTGGCATTCTGCCTCTAGCCTACCGCAACAAAACCTCAATCACAGCCCCTACCCGGAGACACACGATGAAGCGAAACGCCAACCCGGCGGCGACCGTTGCTGCCTGGAATTCCGCATACCCCGTCGGCACCGAGGTCGACTACCGATTCCATCGCGGCGCGGCGCCGAAGCGCACCAGGACGACAACCGAAGCCCAGGTGCTCGGCGGACACACCGCCGTCGTCTGGCTCGCCGGAGTGTCCGGTTGCGTTGCCCTTTCCCACTGCGAGCCGGCCTGAGCCCGCGCGCCCAGCATCCCGAACGGAGGCACACCATGCTGATCTTGACCCGCCGCCCCGGCGAAACCCTGCATATCGGCGACAACATCACCGTCACGGTCCTTGGCAGCCAAGGTGACCAGGTGCGCCTCGGCATCACCGCCCCGGACGACGTCGCCATCCACCGCTCCGAGATCTACCAGCAGATCGGCAATGTCCGACCGGTGCCGCCGACGGAGCTGGTCGAGGCCTGGAACCGAGAGCACCCGGCGCCCGCGCTGATCGAGTACCGGCCGTACCGAGGGGCCGAACCGAAGCGCACCCGCACCGTCGGCCGGGCCAGTGTTTCGCTCGGCGGGGCCGCAGTTATCTGGATCGAAGGCCAGTCGGCGCCGGTGGCGTTGCGGGCCTGCACCGCGATCTCCTGACTTCGGCGCCTGGCCCATTGCCGGCCGATGCGCCACGGCGAGCGCCCGCCGGTCCAACGGCGCGCACAACGGAGGATCTCGATATGTAGCCCAGCCCCAACGGCAGATCGCCAACATGCGGTCGAGCCTGTACCCAACCGCTTTCACATAAGGCGGTGCATGTAAGTGGAGACAGGGCGCTTGGCGGCGCCCTTCTCTTTCCTGCTCCTGGCGCGGCCAGGGCGCAGCGGAGAGTGATCGGCAGCCGAGTCAGGCACCTGCCTCGTAAGCAGGCGAGCCAACGAGCAACGCCGCCGGCTGGTGGCGCGGACGGAGCCAGAGGGGACGCCCACGCGCCGATCACTCCCCGCTGCGCATGCAGCGTTCCCCCTCTTCGCCCGGCTCCGGCCGGGCTTTTTTCAACCTCCATTCGAGAGCACCCACCACGGCGCCCCACCGGGCACGACTGCCGTGTGCCTGGGTGCTGCCGAATGCAGGTGAACCACGGAGCACACGCAATGATCGACCCACGAGCGAACAGCCCGGAGAAACTTGTGCCTCCGGCACCGCTGCCTCACGTAAGCCGCGGCGCGCTCAAGCGCATCAAGCATCCTCAGCCAATCCCCACCGGCTGCCCGCACTGCGGCGGCCTGGTCCGTCTGGTCAGCAACCGGGTGATCTACGGCCGAGAGTACGGCGACTGGCCGTATGCCTACGCCTGCACTGGCACGGGCTGCGGCGCTTACGTGGGCCTGCATCCCGACACCGACATCCCGTTGGGAACGCTGGCCGACAAGCCCCTGCGCGACGCTCGCAACCGCTGCAAACGGCCATTCGAACGCATCTGGCGCGACAAGCTGATGACGCGCAGTCAGGCCTACGCCTGGCTCGCCACTGAACTCCAGATCACGCCGCCCGAATGCCACTTCGGACTCTTCGACGTTGACCGGTGCGAGCGGGCCAAACGCATCTGCGACCAGTACCTGGAAGCGATCTACACCAGTTCAGCGAGGTGGGGATGATGTGGACATACCGCGAGCGCCGCAACCGCGCGGCTTTCAGCAACGCCCAGCACGCCTGGGACTTCGCCAGAGACCCGCTCTGGGACCAGCCGGACCCGGAACCAGAGCACGACGACGAAGAGCAGGAGGACGACGATGGCCTGGGCGAATGAGCGCGCCGAGGGCGTGATCGAGGAAGCGATCGTCGCAATGCGTCGGTCGGTGATCCCGCGCCACGACCAGTTGGTATGGCGCGGCCAGATCGAGATGGCCTACACCCTCGACGCCATCGGCACTCGGCAATACGACGACATGCGCCGCCGGCTCGACGCCGCAGCGGATGCGAGACAGCAGGAACTGAGGAGCATCGACCTATGACCACCCGCCCCGTTCGCTCGATCATCGACGACCAGCTCGACGACCTGGTGATGCCGGCCGGCGCCGATATCGCCGCTGTGCTCGGCCTGCCGCGCGAGACCCTGGTGGTGAACCTGCCGCGCCGCATGGCGCTGACCATCAAGCGCGGCCGGAAGTGCCTGGGGGTACGTCGTGAATGCCAAGCGTAAAGCCACCCTCCTCGGCGCCCTGGCCATGACCGCCTTCTACATCCTGCTCATCTTCGCCCCAGCCTGGGGCGGTCTGATCACCGCCGAACAACCCGCCACGGCACCCATCGCCGGGAAGTGAGCCAACCATGCAAACCATCACCGTGCGCGCCTCGTCCTGGGGTGCGCTGTTCGACTGCGCGTTCAAGTGGGAGGGCGTACACCTCCTGAAGATGCGCAGCGCATCATCCCCCCGGGCGCTGCTCGGTACCGCGATCCACGCAAGCACCGCCGCGTTCGACGCGGCACGAGTGAACGGCGAGCCGATCAGCGCCTACGACGCCTCGGAACTGCTGGTGCACACGCTGCAGCAGCCGGATTTCGAGGTCGACTGGCGCGGCTCCGACATCAGCCCGCGCGAAGCCGAGTCCACCGGACTGACGCTGCACACGAAGTACTGCAACGACATCAGCCCGCACTACGACTTCGTCGCCGTCGAGTTGACGACCAAGCCGATGGAGATCGACTGCGGCGGCGGGATCATCGTCCGTCTGACCGGCCAGCTCGACCGCGCCCGCATCAAGCGCGATAGCCACGGCGTCGGCATCGCAGACGTGAAGACCGGCGGCGCCGCGGTGAGCCAGGGCGTGGCCAAGACCAAGGGCCACAAAGCCCAGATCGGCACCTACGAACTGCTCTACGAGCACACCACCGGCGATGCGATCACCGCGCCGGCCGAGATCATCGGCCTGAAGACCAAGGGCAAGCCCGAGGCGGCCGTCGGCGAGATCGTCGGCGCGTGCCAGATGATGGCTGGCAGCGAGTCGCACCGCGGCCTGATCGATTACGCGGCGGACATGTTCCGCTCCGGACTCTTCCCCCCGAACCCGCAAAGCCCACTTTGCAGCCCGAAGTACTGTCCGCGCTGGCGGACCTGCCCTTACCACGAATGAGGATCGCCATGAAATCCGAAGACCTGTACGTCCGCCTCACCGACCCGACCGGCAAGCGCCGCGAGGTCATCAACCACCACCGCGTCTGGGATCGCGGCCAGTTCCTCGAGGCCCAGCGCAAGCAGCACAACAAGCCGGACAAGCCCGACGAGCACCGCGTCGTGAGCGTTGCGACCGAGGCCGAGTACCGGAAATTCATGGGTTACAAGGAGACAGCAGCATGAGCGAACCCACCCAACTGGAGCAGTTGAAGACCAGCGCCGTTGCGAGGTCAACCAACGATGCGCCGATGTCCCTCCTCACCGGCGCCGGCTTCGACCAGATCCAGCGCGTCGCCAAGGCGCTCAGCGCGTCCACCCTGGTGCCTGTGCAGTACCGCGCCTTCGCCGAAGTGAAAGAGCGCGGCAAAGTGGTCGGCTACACCCCGAACGGCGCCGGCCTGCCGAACTGCATCGTGGCGATGAACATGGCGCAGCGTATGGGTGCCGACCCGCTCATGGTGATGCAGAACCTGTACGTGATCGAGGGCCGTCCGAGTTGGTCCAGTCAGTTCATCATCGCCTCGATCAACAGTTGCGGCCGCTTCAGCCCGCTGCGTTTTGACCTCAGCGAGCCCGGCAAAGAGGAAGAGGTCAGCTACGAGGTGACGACCTGGAAGAATGGCAACAGGACCCAGGAAAAGCGCAAGGCAAAGATCCGCCATCGCTCCTGCACCGCCTGGGTGATCGAGAAGGAAACCGGCGAGCGCCTCGACGGCCCGACCGTCTCCATGCAGATGGCGATCGACGAGGGCTGGCTCACCAAGAACGGCAGCAAGTGGCTCACCATGCCGGAGGTAATGCTGCGCTACCGCGCCGCCAGCCTGCTCGGCCGCCTGTACGCGCCTGAGCTGCTGATGGGGCTGCAGACCGTCGAAGAGGTCAATGACTACATCGAACCGCGTGACACCGATATCCAGGGTGAAACCGTGACCGTGCATGTCGATGATCTCCGAGACAAAGAGCCGGCGCCGCCGGCTGTCGCCGCCGAAGACGATGGGGACGAGCCCTCTCCAATGCCGGACGGCGTGAACACCGAGACGGGCGAAATCACCGAACCCGCCCCGGGCCAGCAGCCGGACACCGGCACCGACGAGCTCAATCTCGAGTAACCGGCCATGCCCAGCCGAACCATTGAAGAGCAGTTCGACCGTGTCGAGGAGTTCAACAGCCTCCTCGGCGCGGCGGAGCTGAATGCCGCCACCACCTGGGAAGAAGAGTTCACCGCCGACCTGCGCGCCAACTTCCAGCGCTACGGCCCGCGGATGTTCCTCAGCGAGTCCCAGCACACCACCCTCGAACGCATCGCCAACCAGTAGGAACAGCAGCCAATGACAGCCCAAGCCGCCGCAACCATCGCTGAAGAACTCGTCGACGACCTCGCCGAAGAACTGCCCAGCAACATCACCTCCATCGCCGCCGAATCTCTCGGTCGAGACCTTCTCCAGGCCCTGTTACAAGAGGTCCGCGCCCTACCGGATGTTTGGCAGAAGATGTCCGAGCAACGCCAGGCCGCCGTGATCGAGCGCATGCGCGGCACCGTAGAGCGCACCGTGAAACACGCGGTCAAGCTGATCTCCGCAGGCGAGCGCCCGGCCATCGACGGAATTCTGGAGTCCGTGGCGATCAAGGAAGGCATCAAGGCGACCTTCAAGGTCAGCCAGTTCAACCCGCTACGCCACGACCTGATCGACCGCACCGGCAAGGTCTGCATGCTGGTGGTGGCCGACGCCGCTGAGTACCTGGAGGGCATGGATGCTATCCAGCCCGATCCGGACCAGAACTCTCTCGCCCTCGAAGATGGCGGCGACGCGGATGGCACTGGCGCGCAGGACCCGCTCTACATCGAAGCGGTCAGCCATGTCATCGACACACGCGGGGTCAGCATCAGCGGACTCCAGCGCTACCTGAAAATCGGCTACAACCGCGCCGCGCGCATCGTCGAGGAATTGGAAGCCGCCGGCGTTGTATCGGCACCGAACTCCAACGGCGAGCGCGAGGTGATCCTGCAATCGCCGCCGGAACCGGAAAAAGACCTGCTGAGCAGCGCCGCCGAGCCCGGCGACACAACCTACGGCGGCCACACCATCGACGACATCACTGTCCTGGTGCTGCGTAAGGACCAGATCACCCCCGGCTGGCTGCAGTCCCGCTTCGCGCTGAGCACCGACGAGTCGCTGGCCGTGGCCCTGAAGCTGCTCGACGACGGCGTGATCACGCTGGACGCCGAGGGCGAATCGCCGGAGCTCAATACCTACCGCGTAACCGTTGCCAATAAGGCGCCGGCCGAAGAGCCCATTACCCTGGAGTGAGCCATGCGCATCACGAAACTCGAAATCACCAATTTTCAAGGGCTGCGTCATGCGGCCCTTGATGTTTCTGCGCCGGTGCTCCTTGTGGCCGGCCACAACGGCGCCGGCAAGAGTTCGCTGCTGGACGCCATTGCCATGGCCTTCAACGGCCAGCCGCGCCGCGTCTCGCTGAAGAAGGACATGGCGCAGCTGGTCACCGAGGGTGCCAAGAAGGGCGAGGCCCGCGTCGAGTGGCTGGACGCGGCCTACGAGGTGCAGGTCTGCGGCGTGGCGCTCCCCACCGGCAAGGGCTCTGCCCTCACCGACTCGCCCTTCCTGCCCTACGTGCTCGACGCCAGCCTGTTTGCCAGCCTGGATGCCAAGGAACGCCGCCGGGTGCTGTTCGACCTGAGCGGTGCCAGCACCAGCCCGAACCAGATCGCGGAACGCTTGGTCGCCAAGGGCCACGCCGCGGCTCTGGTGGAGAAGGTGAAGCCCCTGCTCCGCTCCGGCTTCCCGGCCGCGGTTGAGCAAGCCAAGGCCTACGCCAGCGAATCGCGAGGCGCCTGGAAGGCGATCACCGGCGAGAACTACGGCAGCGAGAAGGCCGTCGACTGGGCGCCAGAGTTGCTGGCCACCGTGGTCACCGAAGACCAGGTCGCCGAGGCCGGTAAGAACCTGCAGCTGCTCGAGGACGATCTGGCCGAGGCCCAGCAGACCCTGGGCTCCAGCAAGCGCGCCCACGCCGACGCCCAGGCGCGGGCCAGCCGCATTGCCGCTCTCCGCGAGACCGCAGCGCTGGCCGACCGCCGGCGCAACAAGCTGGCCACCGACGAGGCCAATCAGGACGAGTGGTCGGAGAAGGTTATGGCAGCCGAGGCCGCCGCCAGCGGCGAGCCCGCCCACCAGCCGCTGACCTGCCCTCATTGCCAGGGCGCCGTGGACCTGCAGGTCGGCCAGTTGGTCCCGCACCAGCCACCGGCGAAGGTTGCCGATCCCGAGGCGGCGAAACGCCTGGAGGAGTACCGCGGGTATCTTGCCAGCGCTCAGCGGGCCGTCGCCAACAGCCAGCGGGACCTGAAGGAGAGCGAGGACGCCGCCGCGCAGGCCGCCGCGCTGGAAGCCGAAACCGCCCAGGCGCCCAGCGCCGAGGCGATCGCCAACGGCGAACAGGCGATCAACGAACTGCGCCAGGCGCGTGACCGGCAGCAGGCCAAGGTGCAATCGCTGCAGGAAGCGTTCAACGCCGCCGCGCAGCGCCAGGACGTCATCAAGCAGGCCGCCGGCTTCCACTCCGAGGTCTGCGCATGGAGCGCCCTGGCCGATGCCCTTTCCCCCACGGGCATCCCGGCGGAGATCCTGGCCGACGCGATCGGGCCGGTGAACGAGCTGCTGCAGCGCCTATCCGGCACCGCCGGCTGGTCGCCCGTGCAGATCAGCGCCGACATCGACGTCACGTTCGGCGGCCGGCTGTACGGCCTGCTCTCCGAATCGGAGCGCTGGCGGTGCGACGCGACCATCGCCCTGGCCATCGCGACGATTTCCGGCCTGCGCCTGGCGCTGCTGGACCGCTTCGACGTGCTGGACGTCCCTGCGCGCACTCAGCAGGCGATGAAGCTGTTCCAGAGCCTGGCCGTCGGCGGCGAGATCGACACGCTGATCGTTGCCGGCACGCTCAAGGAACCGATGGCGAAGACGCCGACTTGGCTGCAGGCGGTCTGGATCGACGCCGGGCAACTCGCCGACCAGCACCAACAGGCTGCGGCCTGACCCTCGATACAGCGCCCCACCCGGGGCGCTTTCTCTCCCAGAAAGCACGCACCGGACGCCGCCCTGTGGGCGATTCAACCATGCCTCGTGGGCCGCCCTGTCAGGCAGGGCGGCGTCCAGTGCCTGTTCACCGAGTACTGACGATGCCTGATCACCTCCCCTACACCCTGCACCTGGGCGACTGCCTGCAGGTGCTCAAAACATTTCCCGACAACAGCTTCGACAGCGTGGTGACTGACCCGCCCTACGGTATCCGCTTCATGGGCAAGGCCTGGGACGGTGCCGACATCGAGGCGCGTGCAGCTCGGCGGGCGGAAATGCCCAGCCATGCACCGGATGCCGGGCCGAACGGCGGCCATCGTTCAGTCGCTGCGGAAGCTGGGAGATACGACCTAACCCCAAAGGGCATGCTTGCCTTCCAGGCCTTCACGCTGGAATGGGCGGCCGAGTGCCTGCGCGTGCTGAAGCCAGGTGGGCACCTGCTCTCCTTCGCCTCGCCGCGCACCTACCACCATATGGCGGTCGGTATCGAAATGGCCGGCTTCGAGATCCGCGACCAGATCATGTGGGTGTTCGGCAGTGGATTCCCGAAATCACACAACCTGTCCGGCGAGTACGAAGGCTGGGGGACCGCACTCAAGCCGGGGCACGAACCCATCTGCATGGCCCGCAAGCCCCTGATTGGCACGGTTGCACGAAACGTTCTGGCCCACGGTACCGGGGCACTGAACATCGACGCTTGTCGCATTCCGTCCGAGCCTATGCCACCAAATACCGGCGCTGGCGGGTTACCGCGTCGGCACGCAGATGAGCAGCGCGGCCCTGGCGTGGTTTCCAACCCACACGCCGCCGGCCGCTGGCCCGCGAACCTGATCCACGACGGAAGCACCGAGGTGGTCGCGCTGTTCCCGGCCGATGCCGGGCAGGCCGCGCCGCTGGCAACCCGCAACAGCGACAAGACCCGCAACAGCTACGGCGCCTTCGCCGGCTCACCTGATGCCCATTTCTCTCCGCACGACGCCGGCGGCAGCGCCGCTCGCTTCTTCTACTGCGCCAAGGCCAGTCGCCGCGACCGCAACGAAGGCTGCGAGCACATGGAGCGCAAGCCGCTGCACTGGTCTAGCGGGAGCCAGAACCCTGGCAGTTTCCAGTCAGATGGCACCGACAAGACCAGCCAGAACAACCACCCCACGGTGAAGCCGACGGACCTGATGGCCTACCTGGTGCGCCTGGTCACTCCGCCGGGCGGCAAGGTGCTCGACCCATTCACGGGTAGCGGCAGCACTGGTAAGGCAGCGGTACGCGAAGGGTTCGAGTTCGTCGGCATCGAGCGCGAGCCGCCCTACCTTGCCATCGCCGAGGCGCGCATCGCGCACGAACTTGAGCGCGTCACCGCCGCCGCAGAGGAAGCCGCGAAAGGCTCGGCCCAGCTCGACATCTTCCACGACGCCAAGGAGCACTCTGGTCAGTCGTCGATTAATCTTCCAGGCGACTAACTTTTAAAGCGGGATTGGCGGAAAATGTGTCCACTTCAACCAAGTATCTAACCATGCCAGCAGCATTAGAAGCATCCAAGTAGACAATAGATAGCTCATCCCTAAGCCCGTCCCCACTCCCAACAATTTGAATTGTTATTGTAAAAGCAGCTCCCTTATCCATGACCCGAGGGCCGCTGGAAAAATTTTTAAAATCGCCGCTAAAACGAAAAGTCACTCCAGTGACAGGAGCCCCCATATTCACAACCGAAACACTTAATTCATGTTTATCACCGTAGTGAGAACCTCCAGCGCGCTCAACAACAAACATCGGCTGTATAGCACGCCGTGCCTCCTCCCTTGCGAGCCTTAAGCTGTCCAATTCGGCCGCAACCTGACTCCTAGTAACCTCGACCAACTCCTTTTGCTGCTCCACTGAATTTTTTAGCTCCTCGGCTTGCAGTCTTAGCGCTTCATTATTTTGACGAAGCTCAAGTCCTTGCTGAAAGAACCCGAGAATTAACCAAAGTATGGCCACAGGCCCGAATACTCCCGCCAAAAAATCACCAACACTATTCAACTCCATTTCTTTTAAAGCCGGGAGCGGATTACCAAATATAAAGTACATAAATACTGCGTACGCGATTGTTAGTCCAATACCTAGTAGGGCAAGTAGCCTGCTCATAACCTTCATTCCTCTGGAATTTTCGAAATGATAAAGCGCACCCTCTACCACTTCCACTTCTGCTGCGGCCTCGGCGGCGGCGCCGCAGGCTTCAACCGGGCGCGTCCGCGGGTCGGCAACGTCGAGGCCGAATGGGTCTGCCTCGGCGGGATCGACGTGGACCCGGCCGGATTGCGCGACTTCGAGCGCCTGGCCGGTGTCCCGGGCACCCTGCTGGACCTCTTCACCCGCGACCAGTACGTGCGGTTCCACGGCAAGGAGCCGCCGGCCGGTTGGCGGGAGGCGACCCCGGAGGACATCCGCCGCGCCGCCGGCGGGCGCCGGCCGGATGCCGTGTTCATCAGTTCCCCCTGCAAGGGCGCCTCTGGCCTCCTCTCCGAGAAGATGAGCCTGACCCCGAAGTACCAGGCGCTGAACGAGTTGACGCTGCGCTGCATCTGGCTGATGGGCGAGGCATGGGCTGATGACCCGGTGCCGCTGATCGTCTTCGAGAACGTCCCGCGCCTGGCCAGCCGCGGCCGGCACCTGCTGGACCAGATCAAGGACCAGGCGCCGGCTCGATCGGAAGCCAGCTTCGAAGAGTGGCTGGCCAACGAACTCGAGGGCGAGGACGGCCAGCCTGTTCCGGCTGCGGTATGCGACATTGCCCTCGCCCGCCGAGCATTCAACCATTGGCCGAATCTGGAAAAACCTGCCCAGGTCGGAGCCATTCGCTTCCACGCCGGGCTTTCATCTCGCCTCGTAGTTGAAGCCGCGCAACGTGCGTATGAGTACAAGGCCACCCCGGAGCAAGAGGCGGAGCGCATCGAGCGGCTCCAGGCGTTTCGCGAGCAACTCGACCCGCTCAACCTCGCCCCGCATGCTGGAGCGTTCAACGAAGCGCCCGCTGAAGCACTGAAGCCTGAGCAGGCAGAGGCGGAGCGGCCGGAGGTTGTTGCGCATGTCGACGGTTCGGACGAAGACTGGTTCATCCAGCCTGAAGACGAAACGGAACTGCACAACGAAGGGCTGCTGTTCGCTGGCTGCGACTACTGCGGAGGAACGGGCTTTCGCTCGGTCTGCAACAAAACCGTTTGCCATGAATATGGCTGCTCGCATGGAACCTGTGTGGCAACACGGCAAGAGTTCGAAGCATGGGAAAGGCGCCGGAGCGGCAGCAAGGAGGTAGGTCATGAGTGAGGTGAAGCGGTTCGACCACGTGAACCATGCTCACGTTGATGACTGTGCGCACATTGAGAACCCCGGAGGAGCGTGGGTGAAGGCCTCCGACTACGACGCCCTCGCCGCCGAGGCCCAGGCGCTCAGGGAGGAAGTCGCGAAACTGCGCGCAAGGGTGGTGGTTGTGCAGGATTGGCAGCCGCTTACCGCAGTCGGCCAGGTCGAGATCGGCGACCTGCTGCGCTTCACCGTTGGCGGAAAAGAGATCGAGGCGCCGGCGGTGCTGGTCATAGCCCCAGGCGATCCAAAGGAGGAGATCATCTACAACCGTGGCAAAAACCTCTACTTCATCACCAGCATGGCAGTGGACGGCACAAGCTCGCACAAGAACGTCATGGTCAAGCGCCACAACGGCAAGACGGTCAGCGAGGGGCTGTTGCGAAGGCTGACGGCAGACCCGGACTACGAAGAGGTATTTACGATGGATCGCGGAGAAGCGTTGACCGAACTCCTCGACCTGCTCAACCAGGACAAGGAGAACGGCAATGGCTGAAGAACTGAAACCGTGTCCGTTCTGCGGATGCTCGATGCGCCTGGTGAGCAACCACGACTGGCACCGGATCTTAGGTGATCACTCTGCCGATTGCGTGTTCCTCGACAGCGAAACCATGATGGTCCCAGACATAGAAGATCAGCGTGAAATCGCCATCGCTGACTGGAACACCAGAGCCGTCCCCGCAGGCCATGTGGTGGTTCCGCGGGAAGTCCTGGAGCGCTCCATTGATCGCTGGGCATGCTGCGCCATGTCGCAGACGCCGGGCGCTGAAGAGGCATGGAAAGAACTCCGCGCCCTGCTGAGCGAGCAGGAGGGACCATGTTTCACTACATGAGTGGTTCGAAACGCTATTCGTTCAGCTACCAAGAAGCCCTCGAGGAGTATTTGCGAGTCTTGCGGCTGCCCGACGACGAGTTCGCCGCGCAACTGCCGAAGATCCTGCATCTGAGCTGCTTCATATGCTGGTTCAAGGAAGTGCCGACGCGAACATGTCTGACAGATACGGGACTCATTCATGAGATCGCCCACGCGCTGCACAGCCCGAACAGAGTGACGCCGGAGGTCATCAGCAACATCCGGCGCCTGTTTAAGACAACGTGCAGGCTGGTGAAGTAGCGGCCCATCTCCATTGCACCTGGCTGCCGCGGCCCGGGTCAGGGGCGCATACCCACCTGCTCCGGTCACCGGTGAGCCGCTGAAATCATCCATGCCGAGTCCCAACGGAAAGGGCTGCGGCACGACCCGGCCGTCAGGCCGGGATAGGTACCTACCCATGGAAACCCCGTCTGAATTCCTCTCGAAGGAAGAGTTGGAAGCCATGATCGGCGCCAAGTCATCGAAAAAACAGGTCGAGTGGCTGGCATCTCATGGCTGGAAGTACGAATTGAATGCTGCGCAGCGACCTGTCGTCGGGCGGATCTATGCCCGCCTGCGGCTGGCCGGAGTGAAACCGAACGGAACGGTTGCTGTACAGGAACCGTGGACGCTGGATCTGTCGAAGGTGAGTTGAAATGCGGCCGAAGCAGCCGAAGAACAGGGACCTCCCGCCCCGGATGATTCGCCGGACCAGGAAGCTGAAAGGGGGGAAGTTGTGGGTTGGCTACTACTACGACGGCCGCGGCGAAGACGGAAAGAGGAGGGAAATCCCGCTCGGTACCGACCTGGACCTGGCAAAGCTGGAGTGGGCGAGGCTGGATGCCAGCCCGGCTCCGAAGACCCTGCGCAAATGGGGTGACGTGTTCGACCGGTACGAAAAAGAGATCATCCCCGGGAAAGCGCCACGCACCCAAAAGGACAACCTCCTCTCGCTGACGCAACTGCGAAAGGCGTTTTCAGAAGCGCCGGTCGAGGCGCTCACCCCCCAAGTGCTGGCACAGTACCGGGACAAGCGGTCCGCGAAGGTTCGGGCCAACAGGGAGCTATCCCTCTTCTCCCACATCTTCAACATCGCCAGGGAGTGGGGGATCGTCACGGCTGAAAACCCGGTGAAGGGGGTTCGCAAGAACCGCGAGACGCCGCGCGACTTCTACGCCAGGGCCGAGGTCTGGAACGCGGTATACGGCGCGGCGCCACCGGAACTCCGCGATGCCATGGACCTCGCCTATCTCACCGCCCAGCGGCCGAGCGACGTACTGATCATTCGTGAGGCGGACATTCAGGATGGGTACCTGCAGATCGCCCAGGGCAAGACGTCGAAGAAGTTGCGCATCATGCTCGATGTCGACGGGAGCCCGACAGCGCTTGGAAAACTCGTTGCGCGGCTGTGCGAGCAGCGGCGGCAGCGCGGCGTAGCCGGCCCGTATCTGATCACAACTCCCGATGGACGCCGGATGACATCCTCCATGCTGCGCATTCGCTTTGACGAAGCACGGTCGGCCGCCGCCGGCGCGGCGCTGGAGGAACTCGACGAGACCCTGGCCACCGCGATTCGTCAGTTTCAGTTCCGAGACATCCGCCCGAAGGCAGCCTCTGAAATTGCTGACCTCGGCCGGGCATCCAGGCTGCTTGGACACACCGACAAGCGCATCACCGAGACCGTCTATCGTCGTGTCGGCGAGATCGTGGAGCCAACGAAGTAA